TTATTCAGATGCCGACGCCAGCCCCTGCATCAGCAATTTTGAGAGCAAACTAAGATGCCGTCATCGTATTCAAGCCTGCTAGGCATTGAGCTAATCCAGACCGGCGAGCAATCTGGAAACTGGGGCAACACCACTAACAACAATCTTGGCACGCTGTTAGAGCAGGCTATCGCAGCGCAGTCCGACGTTACTGTTAGCGGCGCATCGTACACCCTAGTAAGCTCCCCAAATGGAACGGCTTATGAATCTAGGTCGATGGCCCTAAGGATCCTCGGCACGCTATCGGTGGCATGTAATGTTGTTTGCCCTGCCAAGCAAAAGCTCTATGTGGTGCGTAACGCCACAACCGGCAGTCAAAACATCGTTATGACGACTGGCAGTGGCACGACTGTCACTGTAGCTAATGGCGCTACGGCTATCGTTTACTGCGACGGGACGAACGTCATTGACCCGTTCAGTGCCAAGCAGACTGCGCTTGGCTACACCCCAGTAAACAAGGCTGGGGATACGATGACCGGGGCGCTCGTCCTTAATGCAAACCCTTCGGTTGCGCTAGGCGCGGCGACCAAGCAGTATGTTGACGGGGCATCCGTCGCTTTTGCAACAACTGCGGGTAGTGCAACAACTGCAACAAACGCAACAAACGCAACAAACGCAACCAACATCACGGTTACTGACAGCAACGCCGCTAGTACATACCGGATGGTGTGGAACTCGGGTAGCAGTCTTTATAATACCGATGGTATTTACTGTAATCCAAATGCCGACTACGTGTATGCTACCGACTTTATTGCCACTTCGGATGAACGTCTTAAGGAAGACTGGGGTGATTTAGACGTAGGATTTCTAGAAGGTCTTGCGGGTGTTAAGTACGGTACCTATACGAAGATTAGTTCCGGTGCCCGACAGGTTGGTGTTACCGCGCAGTCTTTACAGAAGATTCTCCCCGAAGCGGTTCACGAAGGCGAAAACGGATTTTTGGCGGTTTCCTACGGTAATGCTGCCCTTGTAGCTTGTGTCGAACTTGCTAAAGAAGTGCAGCGCCTTCGCGCCCGTATTGAAGCTCTGGAAGGAAAAGCATGACACTGCCAGCATCGCCGCCAATTACGCTTATCGATATAAAGAACGAAACAGGGGACCCTCTTCCAATTGAGCTTTCGTGGGTCTACGCTAACACTAGATCCGATCAACGGCCTTCGCCTAATGCGCTTAGAAGCTACGCAGGAATGACTTGGTACCCGAAAAACACGGACGGTAACTGTAATAACGGCAACTGCACCAATAATTGTAATTGTGGAATCTATCAGTGCGTAAACTGCTTTATTAGTGGTAACGTCAATTGCGCGAACTGCGATACACGTAATTGGCTACAAGCTAACTGCAATTGCGCCTGTACCTATAACTGCAACTTCACTACGACAGCTACATACGATTGCGCTTGCGATTGCGCCCCTCCCGACTGCGGCTAAAATTAGATGACCAAATTTGTTGTAACGGCTAAGCATCCTTCTACAGGGGATTCTCTTAAGCTCTTCTATAATAACGAAACCAATATTCTCCATACAGAAAGCGGTTTTGTTTTTCATAATCCGTCTACAGCCGATCAAAACAATACGTTATCTTTACCCTTTTCCAAAGACATGCCTCTTAGGAAGAGTAAGCATGTACAGATCCTCAAGGTTCAATTAGGTCTTTCTTGTAATTATTCTTGTGATTATTGCAGTCAGCGTTTTGTAGAACGTGCGCCCGAGACAAGCAAGAAAGACATTGATGCCTTCTTGGCGAAGCTTGATAACCTTGAATTTAATGAAGAACGCGGGCTAGGGATCGAGTTTTGGGGTGGTGAGCCGCTTGTTTATTGGAAGACACTACGCCCGTTAGCCGAGCGTCTGCATGAGAAGTTTGATTCATGGAAAAAGAAACCTAAATTCTCGATCATCACCAACGGGTCTATCCTTACTCCCGAGATATGTTATTGGCTGTTAGTAAATAATTTTAGTGTTGGAATAAGCCATGATGGCCCCGGCCAAGCTATTCGCGGGCCCGATCCTTTTGACGATCCCGAACAGAAAAAAATCATTCTAGATTTCTACAGAGCGATGCGTAAAGACAAACGCATCAGCTTTAATTCCATGCTTACGGCAAGTAACTACAGCCGTAAAGAAATCTACGAATGGTTTGTTGAGCTTACGGGCGATCCGGATGTGATTCTCGGAGAAGGGAGCGTAGTCGATGCCTATGATGATGGTGGCATGAACAACCTGCTAGACACGAAGAAAAAGCATTTTGAATTCCGTAAGACGGCTTTCAATGACATATTCTCGACCGAAGCTAAAATAGGGTTTTACTTAGCCCCTTTAAAAATAGACGGGTTTATTAAAGACGTTCTTTCTCATAGCCCTGCTATAAAGACTGGGCAGAAGTGTGGAATGGACCGAGAAAATACGATTGCGATTGACCTAAAAGGCAACGTAATAACCTGCCAAAACGTGAGTCACGTACAGGTTTCGCACAATGGTGAGAGCCACCACGCAGGCAATATTGAAGATATCGAAGCGGTCCGTATAAAGACGGCTACACACTGGAGTAATAGGCCCGCTTGCGCCGAATGCCCCGTTCTACATATTTGTAAAGGCTCTTGTATGTTTATCGAGGGCAATAATTGGACGGCATCCTGTGACAGTGCTTATTCCGATGCGGTTGTGTTCTTCGCTTTAGCTATCGCTAAGATGACTAACGGGTTTATTCCGACGCTGATAGAGTCCGAGAATCTTCCCGCTGAGCGCATGGATATTTGGGGGGATGTTTTCAAGCACGAAGAAAAGCCGAAGCTTAAAGCGTTCCCGGTAAAGGTTGTTTCCGTAAAGAAAGATGTAGAAGGCGTAGAAGTTTATTCTAAGTCTGCTGTAGTGGAGGTTTGATATGAGCGAGGCAAGTTTAATAGCCGCTTTCGCTGCGCTTCCTGATGTTGATTACGTGGAAACTACACCTCTAGACCCGCCTTACACCCCCCTTGGGGAAGCCGGTAAGTTTTACGCATGCGTTTTGTTTATACCGCCCTCTAGAGTTCCGCAGGTTGCCCAGCGTATAGGCTATTACATATCTGACAGAATCACTGCTGACGACGCAAACCAGCAAGAGCTTGTCGATAATATGGTTAATCTGTTCAATATCTATAAGCCATGATGCAAATCTCCCCCCGAGGTCTGAAGCTCATCGCAGACTTCGAGGGTCTGCGGCTTAACGCTTACCCCGATCCGGGCACGGGTAATGAGCCTTGGACAATCGGCTACGGGACGACCGTATACCCCGACGGGCGCAAGGTTAAGAAGGGCGATGTAATCACCCAAGTGCAGGCGCTTGACTACCTCAAGCAAGACGTTAAGAAGTTCGCTACCTCAGTTAACCAGCTTGTGAGCGTCCCGCTTAACCAGAATAGGTTCGACGCGCTGGTATCTTTTACCTATAATCTGGGTGCATCGGCCCTGGCCAGAAGCTCATTGCTCCGTAAGCTCAATGCGCGTGAGTACGAAGCCGCCGCTGCCGAGTTTGATAAATGGGTTTATGCCGGTGGAAGGATCCTTCCCGGCCTAGTGAACCGGCGCAAAGCCGAACGTGATCTGTTCAAAGAACCCTTAACAAAGGAAAAACCATGAAGTCCTACATCCTTAACCGTCTTGCCGAAGCCTCTACGTGGCGCGGCTTTGTGTATCTGTTGACCGCGCTGGGTCTTTCGCTTGGCGCCGCCCAGGCCGAGGCGATCATTACTGCGGGTCTGGCCCTTTCTGGCGTTATCGGTGTGTTCTTCGCTGACAAGAAAGATTGACATGCCATGCCGTTACAGAAGATAGCTCTCAAGCCGGGGGTTAACAAAGAGAACACTCGATACACTAACGAAGGCGGTTGGTGGGAGTGCGACAAAGTTAGGTTCCGGCAAAGCACGCCAGAAACAATTGGCGGTTGGGCGCCGTATTCGCTCAATGTCTTCAAAGGCGTTTGTCGTTCGCTCTGGAACTGGGTAACGCTAACTGGCAAAAACTTGATGGGCATCGGCACCCATCTGAAGTTCTATATCGAAGACGGCGGCTCGATGTTCGACATCACGCCTCTTCGTCGCACCGTTACTCTAGGCACCGATCCCTTTGCTGCTACTGGAACGACGACTGTTACGGTAACGGATACTTCGCACGGGTGTATCACCGGGGACTTTTTTACCTTCAGCGGCGCCACCGGAACGTATGCAAGCACCCTGAACGCTGAGTTTCAGGTCACTGTACTCACCGTCAATACATACACAATCACGACACCTACTGCTTTAGTAGCGGGATCGTACGGTGGATCAGCCGTAGTGGCTGCATATCAATTGTCGGTTGGGCCGGCAACGGTTGTTCCTTTGGCAGGATGGGGGTCTGGAGCTTGGGGTTCTGGCCCTTGGGGCACAGGCACGCCCAGCTCGACCACTACCGACCTTCGTCTGTGGTCGCAGCAAAACTATGGCGAAGACCTGATTTACGGCCCAGCCAAAGGCGGCATTTACTATTGGGACGCTACTGCCGGAACATCAACTCGGGGAGTTTTGCTTAACTCTCTCGGCGGGACGGTAACGTTTACCACTACATCACCTACGGTTGTTACGCTATCCACTGTACTTACAGAAGGCACGGCCATTCAGTTTGCCGTATCGTCTGGCGGCACATTGCCGACCGGCATTTCTGCGCTGACCACTTACTACCTGTTTAATGTAAACGGCCTGACCGCAAATCTGCTTAACGTAGCCGGGAGCCTTGTCAACGTCACAGGCGCAGGAAGTGGAACGTTTTCTGTTTCACTGCTTGTTGATATACCGACAACGCAAAACGGCATTATCGTGTCGGATGTCAACAGGTTTGTTTTGGCACTAGGTTGCAACGACTACGGCTCTGCGACACTTGATCCTTTGCTTGTTCGATGGAGCGATCAAGACAACCAATACCAATGGACTCCGGATGCGACTAACCAAGCGGGAAGCTTGAGGTTATCTCATGGATCGTCCATCGTTTCTTGGATGATTGCTCGTCAAGAGATTCTGCTGTTCACCGAATCCAGCCTGTATTCATTACAATACTTTGGGCCGCCAGTCGTATGGGGATCTCAGCTTCTGGCTGACAACATTTCGATAGTCGGCAGAAACTGCGTTACCTTGGCGTCAGGCGTTGTGTATTGGATGGGCGTAGACAAGTTCTATGCCTACAACGGTCGAGTTCAAACTCTGAACTGCGATCTCAGAAGGTTTGTGTTTAGCAACCTGAACCACGATCAAATAGGCCTTATTTATTCTGGGTCTAATGAAGGGTTTAATGAAGTCTGGTGGCTTTACCCGTCTAAAAATTCGAATGAGATAGACAGATACGTCATCTATAACTACGCCGAGAACGTCTGGTATTACGGCACTTTAGAGCGTAGCGCGTGGATTGACTCTGGATTACGGGCGCTGCCAATTAGCGCAACGTATGATTCAACTACCCAGACTGGCAGGCTGATCGCTCAAGAGTCGGGGTTGAATGACAATACAGATGGCACAGACTTACCGATCCACGCTTATATCTCTTCTTCTGAGTTTGATATTGGCGACGGCAATAGCTTTGGGTTTGTATGGCGCGTGGTGCCTGATGTCACGTTTGCCAACTCTGAAAACACTCCGGGCGGACTGGCTCCTAGAGTCGATCTATCTTTGTCGGCACTGCGCAACTCTGGCTCCGGCATCGGTAGCGCGAAGACCGAAACGGTGACGTTGGTAGCGCCAGAGACTGCGTTGGATACGGAAAAGTTTACCGGTCAGGTTTACATGAGACTGCGTGGCCGACAGATGGCCATGCGTCTTGAGTCAAATCAAGTAAACACCGCGTGGCAGGCTGGCACTCAACGGATTGACGTTCGCACAGACGGCAGGCGATGAGCAATAACTATCTGCGGTTTCCGCCCGGACCAAGCCTCCCCATATCCCCAAAGGACTGGGACGCTGGGTATCACGATCAGTACTCAAACGTACTGCGACTGTACTTCAACCAGCTTAGCAACAACCTCCAGCAGCTTAGTGGGCCGAGAGGCGGCTATAGGCTGAGCTTTCCTCATGGCGCGTTTTATGACACAACAGTACAGAATGCTGCGTTAACGACGCAAGCATATGTGATTACCCTCAATTCAACATCCTTGAGCAACGGGGTATCGCTGATTGGCGGCTCACGAATGACTGTTTCTCAAGAAGGTATCTACAACCTTCAGTTTAGCGTGCAGCTAAACAACAGTAGCAACGCCCCGCATGATATGGATATCTGGGTAAGACAGAACGGCGTGGACATCCCCAACTCCAACAGTCGATTTGGCTTGCCAGCACGAAAGAATCCGGGCGACCCGTTTCATATCTTGGCCGCGCTGAATATCTTTGCCGATATGAAAGAAGACGACTACTTGGAATTAGTTTGGCGTACAGCAGATATCTCTTTAAGTCTTACTGGGTATGCTGCCGGCACCTCTCCTACAAGACCCGCAGTTCCTTCTGTAATTACTACGCTTTCCTTTGTGTCCGCTCCGTTGCGGTGATACGATTTAGGGCAAGAGGTTCTTATGCTTATCTCCAATAAATTCAATGGTTACGTTGCCGGACGCCGTACTTACCATACGGGCATGGAGCCTATTCTCCTTGGGGCTGCGATTGGAGGCGGAACCTCTGCGCTGCGAGGCGGCAACCCTCTACAAGGCGCATTGCTTGGTGGTCTAACCGGCGGGGTCGGTAATTTTGCGATGACCGGCGCCCTACCAAGTTTTCTTGGCTCGGCTGCGAATGCGGCCCCGATTACGGCCTTAACTTCTCCGGGAGTGGCAGCAGGTACAGCGGCGACGGGTGCGGGGGCGGGTGCGGCAGCAACGGAAGGGTTGGCCAGTGGGCTTGCCGAGGCAGCGGGAGCAACTCTAAATCCGATGTCAGCAGCTCCTCAGGGGCTTGAAGGATTGTTCTCCGGGACGGCGGAACAAATGGTGGGCGCTTCCGATGCTGCCCAACAAGCCATGAATCCGATGGCGGCGCAGGTAGCGGCTCCCGTAGCAGCTCAGCCAAGTGGACTGTCATTTCTTGGGCAAAGTCAGCCGGGATTTCGATCAAGTTTTGGGGCTTTGAACCCAGCGGGGCAGCCTCCTCGCGGGTTGATGGATATCTGGAAGAACCTGTCGCCAGAGAAAAAGCTTCTCTATGGTGGCGGTGGTGCGCTTGGGCTGATGGCGCTTATGGGCCAAAAAGGCAAGGTTCCGGGTCAGGCTCCGTATACTGGGCCGCTATCCAAGTTTGTTTACGATCCCTCTGTTTACAGGCCGCAGTTTGCTAAAGGCGGTATTGCGAGTCTTGGCGGCTACTCAGATGGTGGTCGACTTCTGAAGGGTCCGGGCGACGGGATGTCCGACCACATCCCAGCAAGCATTGCCAACAAGCAACCCGCTCGACTGGCTGATGGCGAGTTCGTCATCCCTGCTGACGTAGTGTCCCACCTTGGCAATGGCTCGACAGACGCTGGGGCCAAGCAGCTCTATGCCATGATGAGTCGAGTTCGTTCTGCCCGCACTGGGAACAAAAAGCAGGGCCGCAGAATCACCCCGAAAAAAATGATGCCAGCATAAGCGGACAAACTTATGATTTACAGCAAATTCAATGGGTATAAAGCTGGTCGCCGCACTTACTATGCTGGTGGTGGCGGTGGTGGCGGTGGCGACGGTGGCCCAGCTATGGGGGATGTCGGAAGTATCGGATCAGTTGATGCTGCTTTAGGTATGCACGGGATTAGTTCAGACAACGGCTACGGAGGTAACGACTACCAAAGCCCGTATAGCCAAGGGCTTGCCGGACTGCCGGGGGCATCTCAACCCTCGATTCTCTCCGACTACCAAGCGCAACAGCAGCCGTCTGTTAATACGAACATTTACCGACCGACTTACACCGACTACGCCCGAAGCTCTACTCCGGCAGTAAGTGATTACGGCACTAACATGCAATCGCCGTTTGGGCAGTTTGTCGATCCATTTGCTCAAAGCGGTTCGCAAGGGATTGCCAGTCTTTACAACGGCCCCGCTTTCAATGACTACGGACTTGCTGGGCTTAACCGCTAATGGCTATTGCCATCCAGTATGTCGAGACATCTAATGTGTCACAAGTGTGGCCAGTTGTTGAGCCATTCTTAGAAGAAGCATTAAATAGCAGTCCAGAGTTTCCTGACTGGCATCACAACTACAACATCCACCACCTCCAAATGTTCCTTACGAACGGGGCATGGTTGTTGGTGGTGGCGATAGAAGAAGATGGGTCTGTATGCGGTGCCTGTGCGGTATCGTTTGTTAACTACCCGATTCATCGTGTCGCGTTTGTAACGGCGATTGGCGGAAAGTTAATTTCCAATACAGACACGTTTAATCAATTCAAGCTTCTGCTAAAGCAGCGCGGTGCTACCAAGATCCAAGGATACGGTAGAGATTCAATCATGCGGCTGTGGAAGCGTTACGATTTTGAGCCAAGACTTACCTTGGTTGAGGTGCTTATATGAACTACTCCCGTCATCAACTCTATGCTCTCGGTGAGCCTATTGGTGAATCTGCAACTCATAAGAGCGGCGGGAGGATTGTGTACGGCTCGGGCGGTGGCGGCGGTCCTACTAGCTCGACAGTTACTCAATCAAACATTCCTGACTGGCTGCGCCCTCAAGTCGAGACAACTCTCGGCGGCTCAATGCAGGAGCTGTTCAATACATCTCCCGGCCAAGACGGCAAGCTAAACATTACTGGCGTCAAGCCGTTCGTTCCTTATAGCCAAGATCCTAGCGATTATGTTGCTGGATTTTCGCCTATGCAGGAGCAGGCGTTTGGCAACATAGCAAACCTTCAAGTGCCCGGACAGTTCGGCACCGGCACCCAAATGGCTCAGATGGCTGGGCAAGGTGCGTTAAGCGTAGCTCCTCAAGCTGCCGGGATTGCATCTCAGCAGGCCAATGCCGGCAACCAATACATGGGGATGGCATCAGACCCTGGGTCGATGCGGGCGTTCATGTCCCCGTACATGCAAAACGTCGTCAACGTCCAGCAGCAACAGGCGCAACGGCAGGCTGATATTGCCAACCAAGCGGCAAAAGCTGGCTTTGCTCAGCGCGGAGCGTTTGGTGGTGGTGCGCAAGGAATTGCTCAAGCGCAAGCCAATGCGGATCTGATGCGGACAAAGCAAGGCATTCAGGCGACGGGCCTTCAGAACGCATTCCAAAACGCTCAGCAAGCTCAGCAGTTTGGGTCGAATCTTGGTCTTCAGGGGATGCAAGGTGCGCAACAGGGGATGCAGAACGTACTCGGTGCATACGATCTGCTTGGCCGTCAAGGTGCAAACGTTGGAAATCTTGGCACGCAACAACTAGCGGCTCAAAAAGACATCATTGGGTTGCAATCTACGGCGGGCGGCCAGCAACAGCAGCAGCAGCAGAATATTGTCAATCAGGCAATTCAGAACTTCGCTAATGCTCGGCAGTATCCGCTTCAGCAATACAATGCTTATAACGCGCTGCTGCGTGGGTACGCAGTCCCAGGCCAAACCGCAACGTCATATCAGGCGGCTCCGTCCGGGATGTCTCAGCTTGCCGGCTTAGGCATGGGGGCGTATGGCATATCCCAAATGATGGGGGGCGGAAGAGCCGAAGGCGGCGTCATCAAGAGTATGGCCGGCGGCGGCAAAGTCCAAAGCATGGCCACGGGCGGAATCCCATCGCTTAACCGCAAAGTACTGTTTGAGCCTGAGTCAGTCACGCTTGGCCAAGTGCAGCAAGGCGTCAAGAACGAAACAATCAGCGATCTCATTGGCATTCCTGCTGCGCTGCAAAAGCAGAAGATGGCTCAGCAATTTGCTGCAATGCAGCAACAGCAGCCCAAGCAAACGATTCGTGAAGAGGCGATGGCATCAGGTCTTCCTGGCCTTCAGTCGAATCTGCCAGAAGAGATGGCCTCCGGCGGGATTGTGGCGTTCAGTTCTGGTGATTTGGTGAGAGAGCCAACTCTCTCTGATCAAATGGAACAGATTAGAGCGGCCAAGGCGGCATATGGTATTACTGGTGATGCAACGCCAGAATCAAAAGCATGGCTGGAGGCTCAGCGTGCCGCGGCTATTACGCCCGAGGAGAAAGAGCAGCAAAGAGGTATGCGGTTCTTGCAGGCCGGCCTGGGAATTCTTGGCGGCACATCTCCGTTTGCGCTGAAGAACATTGCTGAAGGCGCGGCGCCTGCATTGGCTGGTTACGCGGAAGACCTCAAGAAGCAGAAAGAGTCCGGCCTTCTTGGCCTGAAAGCCCAGGCTGATTACGCTGAAGCTCGCAGGGCCGAGAAGCTTGGTGACATCAAGACTGCGGCCGAGCTGCAAGAGAAGGCTCTTGATCGTGCAACCCGTCAGAACATTGCAAAAGATAGCCAGCTTGGCGCAAAGTTTGCGGATAACTATGTGCAGATGAAAAGATCTTCCGGCGACCAAAGATCAGATGAGGTCATTCGCGACGAGGGGTATCGAGTCTTCTTCAAAGAGTATGGATACGCTTCTGGCAGAGTGGAGGCGACGAGAGATGTCGCAAGAGCTGCGGCCGGTACTGCGGCAGCAGGGCAACAAAGCACGGCCGCAACGGCCGCCGCAGGTCAAGAAGTTCAGCGCGCCGAGCAGCAGCGCAAAATTGTCGAGGATGCCGCAGATACGTGGTCTAAGAAGAAGTATATTGACCCGGATCTGCGCAGGTATCGTGAACTTGCGCAAGGCGATCCCGCTGAGAAAGACCCTGTAAAGCGTGCCGCCGATGGCCGTGCGGCTGCGGAGGCGTTTAGAGATAAGTGGATTCAAGATGAAGCCACAAGAAGGACGCCTAAGTCCAGCGCGGCGGCAGCCCCCGCCCAGCCAACGGCTCCGGCGCGCAGTATGCCGGCTCCCGGAAACTATCCAAAGCCAACGCAAGCGCACATTGACCATCTAAAAGCAAATCCTCAATTTGCTGCGAGATTTGATGAAAAGTTTGGCGCCGGAGCATCGGCCGGGTTCCTTCCTAAACCTGCACAGTAAAGAAATATGGCCGCGAATCCGTTTGATCAATTCGACCCGAAGCCTGCGCCAGTTCCGACTGCCAATCCGTTTGATCAATTCGACGCGCCAAAAGCGCCAAGGCCAACAGGCCCAAACCCATACAACGTAGGAAACCTGCGAGAAGTTGGAAGCTCGCAGTTCCGTTCGTTTGCGTCACCGGAAGAAGGGGTAGCGGCCAACGTTCAAAACCTGTTGGCATACAACAAGCGCGGTATCAATACCGTATCCAAGATCATCTCTACCTGGGCGCCGCCGTCGGACAACAACCCGACTGCCGCATACATTGCCAATGTATCGAGGGCGCTTGGCGTTGATCCCAATGCTCCGCTGAACATGCAAGACCCAGCGGTGATGTCTAAGCTCATCACTGCTATTGGCGTTCAAGAGAAGGGGCAGAGAGCTTTTGGTTCTACGTTCACACCCGAAAGTATTAGCGCCGGGGTGAACATGGGGCTTGGACAGAGCGCAAGGAAGGCTGAGCCACAGAAGGCTACGCCAAATCCGTTTGACCAGTTTGATGTGCCGGCCGCAGCGCAGCCAGCCACAGATTCGCAAAAGCCGGCTAATACGATTCCTCAGCCTGTCGCGGATTCGCAAAAGCCGGCTAATACGATTCAAGCGAAGATGACTCCAGAGAAGTGGAGTGCTATTGGCGGGCGTGGGCAACCAATCAAAAAGCCCGAGTCAGTCATGGCCGGCTATGTCGCTGGACAGGGCAAGCAAGAGCCGTTGCCTAGTGCCGAGCGTTACGTTGTCGATCCAAAGTTTATCCAGGCTGTAGAGACAGAACTCAACGCCGTTCCGAAAGAGTCTCGCGACAAAGTGCTGGCCAGACTGGTACAGCGCAACGATGCGTATGGCCGAGCAGCCAGGGACATTCAGGGTCGGTATCAGGCGATGGACAAGCTGACGCCTGAAGCTCAGCAAGTATTTGATCCCAGGCTGGAGGCCCAAGCCAGAAAGCTTGAGGTCAAAGGCGGGATGGATCCGCAGTCTGCGAAAGCATGGGCTGCGCAGTCACTGCGTCGAGGCGTTACTCCTCAAGTTTTGCCATCCGCGGTGCGAGATGTAGCTGCCGAGCAGGCGGCTCTTGCGGGACAGCAAGTCAAGCAAAAAATGGAAGGCGCTGGATTTGGCGCTCGCGTTGGCGCAGAGATTGGCACAAGAGCTAGGCAAACTGGTCTTGGTCTGGCGCAAATCTATGCAGACGTAGCCGGCGACAATGAGCTGCAAAAGAATCTATCGTATTACCGCAAGCTTGAGACTGCCAAGGGCGAGGCGATTCCCAAAGGCGATAGCATAGCGGAGCGGTCTGCACAGCAAGCCATTGCAAGTCTCGGCGGCCAAGCGCCCATGATGGTTCTTGGGGCGATGACCGGAACGGCTCTCCCAGTGTTGGCGCAGGCTGGCATTGAAGTGTTCTCGCAAAACTACGGGCAAGGTCGCAGTGCCGGACTGAAGCCAAACGAGGCGGGATCTAGAGCTGGCCTGATGGCTGTGTCGGAGATTCTGTTTGAGCGTTATGGCCTGGGCGATCAGCTCAAGGCTATTCGCGGGGTGATTGATAGAGTCCCAACCAAAGACCTGTCTGGTTACCTTACGGCGGCTTTCCTTAAAGAGATCCCTTCTGAACAAGCAACCACTCTGTCGCAATTCCTTGTAGACAAACTTCCTGGTCTCGGCCTCAATCAGAACGCCGGACTTAAAGACTACATGGAGCAAGCCGCCGAAACACTGAGGCAGACGGTCATCCAGTCCGGTGCGTCTAATGCGGCAATCTATGGCGCAAGCAAGTCAGAGCGTGCCTTTTCTGAGAAGGTTCTGCCGGCAGTAAGCTCCAAGATGGCGGTTGCTCGCGCCATTGGGAAAGACGCAGAAAGAGTTGAGCCGACCATGGCGGGATTGCGAGCGCAGTCCGCGGTCGATGGTACGCAAACAGTACGTGCCGGCCGGACTGAGCCGACTATCAGTGCAGATTTTGTCGCCCCAGAACGCCCTGGCCGCGTCGAACCTACAATCGGAGCCGGCCCCCTGCCGCCCACTCCGGGTGAGCGTGTCGAGCCAACGATGGGGGGAGCGCCAGCCACGCCCGCAGCCCCAACGACTGTACCTGTTGTGCCAGGAATGCCAACGGGCGATGAGATTGAAGAGCTGCCAGTAACACCTGTTACTCGCACCGCTCCTGCCGCCGAAGCTCCACCAGTAACACCTGTTACTGGTGCCGCTGCTACCGGCGAGCTGCCCTTCACTCCGGCCGGCAAAGGCCCGTCATTCAAAGGATCGGTCGCCCCGACCACTGCCGCCGCTCGACTTCCCGACACGCCAACGGTAGCGCCGGTCAAGCCGGTCAAACCATTTGAGCCGGCAGCGCCGCAACATCAAGATGCCGATCTGCCAAGCGTAGATGTGCCGATCAAGATGCTGAGACTGTCGGAAGATGTGCCGCAGTTTAAGTACGGGGCGGACAAAAGGGGGGTTGTTAAACCCCTGGGTGGCAAGTTCTCTAGAGAAGGACTTGCTCCTATTGCCGTGTGGCAAAGACTAGACGGATCGCTTGAGGTGATCTCTGGCCGGCACCGGTTTGATCTGGCAAAGCGTAGCGGCGAAGAAACAATTCCGGCGCAAGTCTATTACGAAAGCCAGGGGTTCACAGCAAAAGACGCGGCCATCAAGGACGCGGAACTTAACGTTCGCGACGATCAAGGACAGGTAAAGGACTATGTCAACTACTTCAAAGAAAGCGGCATGGACCGGGAAACCGCCGAGTCAAAAGGATTTCTGGCAAGGGATAAGGGCAAGCGGGGTTTCACAATCGGAAATCAAGGCAGCGATGAACTCATCGAGTCGCTTAGAGCCGATCAAATCACCGACAACGATGCGTTCTACATCGCCCTCAACGCCCCCAACGATGCGAAGCTCCAAGGCGTAGGCATGAAGGCCGTGCTTGATGGCAAGTCCATCAACATGGCCACCAACCTCATGCAGGCCGTGAGGGTTATGTCTAGCGGTGGCTTGCGCGGTACCACGCGAGACATCTTTGGTGATGACACTGCTGCCCTGGAAGAAGCCGCGGCCATGGCGGACTATGCCGCCAAGAAGCAGCGCGAAGTACAGAACCGGCTGTCTGCTATTAGCGGAGTGGCCAAGCGCCCAGAGCTTGCCAAGGCAGAGGGCATCAACGTCAATGATCTCGATGCGGTGAAGCGCCGGGAGGCCGAGCTTAGGCAACTCAAGGCTAAGTGGGACAACTGGCACAGCAACTCCGAGGCAATCGCCGAGATCAGAGAAGCCATTGGTGCAACGCCGTTTGAGCTGACCTCCGAGTCCGAGGCTGAGCGTCAGGCCAGGGAAGATAAGGAAGCGGCAGAGAAAGAAGAGAAGGAGCGCAAGGTAATCGCGGATCGAGAGGTCGATCTGTTTGGGCTGACGGCGCCCCCATCTGAAGAGCAGGCCGCTCCTACTGGCGACCTATTTACTGGCGAGAACGCGCCGTCCCCAGGGTATCAAGCGGCATATGAGCCGCTTCGCAGAGCAACCGAGCGGCTTGGAAAGGCTGAGTCCGCTTATCGCAACAAAGAGATTAGCAAAGAAGAACTTGCAGCCGCACAAGAGGAATATAACAAGGAATCGGTAAAGTTTAGCGAAACGATTCGCAAGCTTAACGAGCCTACTGAGCCTACAGAAACCAAGGAAGAGCGCGTCAAGAAGCTGCGAGAAGCAAGAGCCGAAAAGCCAGCAGAAGATGTTTCTGAGCCAGAGATTAAGACTGGCGAGGACGCCCGGACCGCCGAGTATCAGGCGGCATTAGGGATTTATCGCAAAGCAGGCGAGCGTCTTGTCCAAGCCATGGCTGATTATCGCGACAACAAGATCAGCAAAGAAGAATTCTTGGCCGAGGAAAAGGCTTATGACAAGGCAGCCGCAGAGTTTTATAACAACCCAATTAGCAAATTAGGCTTGCCTTCCGAACCGTTTGCAAAATTGGAAAAGCCTGCCAAAAAACCGCGGGCAACAAAAGCTGAAAAGCCAGCGGCAAAACCCAAAGAAGTTGAGCCTGCAAACATTCGGCAGGCTCGCAAAGAAATGGAAGCCGCGGCAAAGACTCCTGGCAAAGTCTTGACACCGGCAGAGTTGTCGCGTCGAAGAGACTTGATTGCGTATGATCAGAAAAAGCAGGCAGAAGCCCTAGAGGCGGCCGGCGATAAGGTGGTGAATGGCAAGCCTGTTGATCCAGACTTGCCTGCTAAGAACCGATTGGTATTGATGCCATGCTGCGATACCAAAGGCGATGCGAAGGCTCCTGCCATGGAGCTTTACAAGGGCGTATTTTTCCAAACGCTTAAAAGCAACCAGAAGAGCGGCGCCGAACCGAACATTGTCATCCTGTCGGCAAAGCACGGGTTCATTGAACCAACTAAAGAGATCGAGCCATACGATCAGGTTATGACCCCAGAAAAAGCGGAAGAGTTTCTTCTGACTTTGCAAAGGGACATGGACAGTATCGACTGGCCAGATGGCATTAAAGATGTCTTGATCGTTGGTGGCAAACAGTACCAACGGGTCATGCGAGCAGCGGTTGCAAGACTGCAAGAAGATGGCGTCATCTCCAAAGATGCCAGCATCAACGTCACCAGCGGCGGCATTGGAAGTCAACGTAGCCAGTTTGGCAAATACTTGCAGGCAATTCCTGCCGAGCAGCCGAAGGCGGCGGAGCCGGAAGCCAAAGAAGAAACAGAGTTTGAGAAAGAGCTTGAGGCGGCATACAAAAAGAACGCGGCGGGTCACGCCAGGGATACTGGCGGAGAAATCGTTTGGAGAAAAGGCGACAACGCTTTAATCCGCGCCTATGACGATAAAACCGGCGACCCTGTTTATGTTGCTACGTTTGGCAGGCAACGCTCCATAAAGGATATTGAGAAATACACCGGAACCGGCGTTAGCCCAAGCATCAAGCAGGAGATGATTGAGGCCAAAAAGAAGGCCGAGCAAGACGCCGCGGAAAAACACAAGGCTAACCCATTCATTAAGTTTGTGGATGGCGTTGCTGTTTCAGAGAGCGTATCCCCTGAGATTGAAGGCATCGTTCGCGAGTGGAAGAAGCTGCTAAAGCTTGACGTTCCAATCTATATCGCGACTATCGAAGACGCTCGGCTTCATAAAAACGATTACACCGGTCCGCACCGAAGGGTCGGGTCTGGAACATTAAACCGAAATGATCTTGGCTCAACAAGGCTGATGCCAGATGGTAGTCATTACATCTTGTTCACCAAGTCTACTAGCCCAACATTCATGCTTGAGATTCTTGCTCATGAACTTGGGCACGTTCATCAAAAAACTGTTTATGAAAGAGCCAGCGAAGCAGACAAGAAGGCTCTAAAAGACGCGCATCAAAAGTGGCTTGATACTCACAAAACCAAGACCGCACAAGAAGTAATTAACTCTATGCGTGGTCGCGCCATAGGGCAGCGACGAGTTAAAGCAGCGCCGACTCAAAAGGGCGAAGAGCTGCCGCCATACTGGCGTAAGTTTGAAGAATGGTACGCCGACCAAACAGCACGTTGGGCAGTATCCAACAAGGTGCCTGTTACTGCTGTTGAGAAGTTCTTCAAGAGGCTCGGCAATCAGCTTCGCCGTTTCTATCAGCAACTGAAAGCTCGCAAGTACTTGCCAGACGAAACGTTTGCGCAGTACATGGATCGCGTTACCGCTCAGCCGCCTGTGCTGACGCCTGATGAAGACGACACAGAATACTTCATGTCGACGGATACGGGGGCGCCTAGCATTCAGCCAACGGCTAAGTTTCAAGAAGACATTCCAAACGAAGGGTGGCTGGATGGCAAGATTAAGTACGCCATGCAGAAACCCAGAAATCAGTTTGGCGTCCCGCACATGGGGTCGATTACTGGGTACTTTAGCGGGCCGGTGTACGTGCCGACAAGATGGTTTACCGATGTAAAGGGAGAGCGCGGCGAACAACAGAACGTCCGCGAAAAAGACCTTGCTGCTATTCGCAAGATCATCAGTGAAACAGGCCGGTTCCCGATTGAAGAGTCTGGCGAATACGTTCCATACATTGAGGTTGGGTTTGATGGCGTGCCATGGATTAGCGAAGGCAACCATCGAATCATGGCGGCTTTGGCCGAGGGGGTTGAATACATCCCTGTAGAGATTCGTTACTTTGATGGCGGTCAGCGACGGGCGGGCAAGTGGCGTCCAGATAATCTGGTTGATATTCAATCAAGCGAAAACGTTGCGGCCGCTGTTGAGGCGCGAGATGTGAGCGAGCAAGATCGCGCCAGCAGCATGTCGATGAACACCCAGGACGAGCAAGACCTGATGCAGCGGTACAGCCGGCCGCATACGCCGATGCTGGACAACTCTCCGGTCCTGACCTTACTGACCAATGCATATACGAACGGCAAAGACTTTGTAACCGACGCCGTCACAAGTCCGATTCAAACCGCTGCCGCTGCCGAACGGAATGTCACCGATGCCCTCCTGAATGCACGTAACCTGACTTCTTGGTACGGCGCTGGTCTAGAGTCTCGGGACTTTGCCCGTTACCAAGGACAGTTGCGCACAAGTGCCGACATTGTTACGTCGTCTGTTGCACTCGACAACGCGATCCGTAGCGGCAACATTGGTGTTGAAGTGATTTTCAGCGGCGGCCTTGAGTACAACGCAGCGCTTGGTAACTTTGTTGCAGTCAAGCGCGACCTTGGGATGCGTGGCGTTTACGAAGCTGAAGCGGCAATCAAGAAGCGCCTTGGGAATCAGCTCGGTACTGACATTGTTCAGGGTTATTTGGAGGCCAAGCGTTCGATCAGCATCATGGATGAGCTGCGCGAGCGGACTGATGCGCTAGAGAGAGCCGAGCAAAATCTTGAGGCAATGGAAGCGATGATGGCGCCTCCAGAAGATATTGCCGAGGCCAAGAAAGCAGTCGATGATCTGAAGGTCGATCTGGAAGCAATCAACAGGGCCGCCTCCTCAGTCAACATGTCCGAAGAGGAGATGTATGAGTTTGCTGCGCTGGATGAAAAGCATCCTGAGCTGCGCACGCTTATGGATAACTGGACGGCGGTCAATCAAAACCTGCTGAGAGTCTGGCGTCAGGTCGGCCTAATATCTCAAGGTCGGTATGAAACTCTGTCTGCTATCAAGGACTATGTGCCTTGGTATCGGATCATGAATGACGACGAGGACATTCACTCTGCTGGGCAAGCTGTTCAGTCAACGACTCGGTCGCTGGTTAACATTGGCCGGGAGAAACTGTTCAAGAGCGGCCGTCCCCGCAATGTAGTGGATATCATCGCTACTGCTGGTCAACAGGACTTCAAGATCCAGCCGACCTCTGTGGTTAAGGTGAAGGTCAACGGCAAGCGGATTAGCCCAGACTTGGTGACGGCCACACCTCAAGGCGATGTCCGCATCAACATGGCTTTGGAAGCCGGCGACTTGGTGACGTTTGAAACCAACCGCGAGATCCAGAACATCATCGACAACATGACGCGCAACGTTATGCGTATGACGATGAACGGGATCCGGCAGTTTGCATCGAACAGGATCGTGCTTGAGTACGCTGTTCGTAACGCAGAAGGAAAGATCCGCGTCTATCCGTCAGTCAATCCAGAAGAGGGCAAGTTCAACTGGATGGTGAATGGCAAGAAGGTTGTTGTTCAGATTCAAGATCCGGTTGTCGTTGCCTCGATCTACGGGATGGAGAACATCAACCTCAGAATGTGGGCGCCGATGGCCGCGGTCGCCAACTTCACTCGGCGAGGGGTGACGCTGTCTGGCGTGTTCCAAGTGAAGCAGGTGTTCAAGGACGCTCCGACTGCCGCCCTGGTGACTGGCGTTCGCAATCCTATCGCTCTGATCGGTGGCGTTTGGAAAGGCTTCCTGACTAGCCTTATTCAGCCTGGGATGAAGAAAGCTGGCGTCAACGTTGATCCGGTGATTGACATCTTGAAAGCCGCTGGTATTGGTGGATTCCATAGCCCAGCTCGTACCCCGGAGGCCGAGATCAAGCGGCGCCTGGGGATCATGAATCGCAACGTGTATTCAGCGGTAATCAAAACGTTGGATCACATTGGCGACTCTTCCGATATGGCTCAGCGCGTTGGCGTCTACAAGCGCGTCATGGCTGAAACCGGCGATCAAACCCAGGCGCTGTATCAAGCAGCAAATGTCATTAACTTCATGCATCATGGCTCCGCTGGGTTTGCCCAAGCCGCGGTGAAGACAGTGCCATTTATTGGCGCCTGGATGAACTCGACTGATGTGCTTCTCAATAGCCTTCAGGGCGGCGGCCTTAAAGGCATGAGCCGCAAGAAAGCAATCGCTCGGTTGGCCGTTGCCGCGACTACGCTGTCTACTTTGACGATTCTTTATTGCATGTTGGCTGGCGGCGATCCTGAGTACGATGAGCTGGACGATCAAACTAAGCTGCGCAACATCATGATCCCTGGCACCAAGATCGTGATGCCGATCAACACCAGTGCCGCTCTTATCTTCAAGGCCATCCCTGAGCTGATCTACAACAAGATCACCAGAGATGGGACCAAGAATGAGAACGATGCGCGGCGTCTTCGTAGAGCGTTGGCAGAGTTTGCTCGCGATGCATTGCTTGGGCCTGAGCCGATTCCTGCTGGAGTCAAAACGCTTTTGGAGGTAGGGATCAACCACAGCTTCTTTACTGGTCGCCAGATCACTCCTCAGTCTGTTGAAGGAGTAGAGGCAGCGCAACAATACGTGGCCAGCACCTCAGAGCTTGGCAAGAAGCTCAGTGCCATGACGGCCATCCCAGGCACAAGTAAGCGCGCTCTGAACCCGATGGAGGCGGATCACATTGTTCGCGGATTGTTCGGAACGGCTGGCGCTATGGCTCAGTGGGTTAGCAACAGCATCGAAGCGTCTACTCGACCGGCCCCTTCTCCTCGCGAGATGCCCATCACCGGTTCGTTCAAGCGAGAGGAAGTGCCTCGCGGTAACGAAGACCTGTTCTATGACTTCAAAGAAATCGTCATGGAAAAACACGAAACTCTGAAAAAACTTATCGAGCGAGAAGACTACAAAGCCGCCGACAAATACATCGAGAAGCACGGCGACATTGATGGCATGTACGAATACATTAGCGAAACCGAAGAAGAGCTTAAAGAAATCAATTCAGAGATCAGAAGGTTGGGCGAATCGAAGGACAAAACCACGACTCCGCAAGCGCGCAGGAAAGAAATCGTAGAAATGCAAAGACTACGCAATGAGTTGTTGGCACCAATCAAAGAGCTGCGGGTAGAAACGTTTAAAAACGTGAGGCGCCAAGAAGCTCTTACCGAATAGGCAAGATCATGATCACGCACCGTCCGCCTCGATACACTTCTTGGCGGACGATGTGCAACTCATCGATCTGCCCATCGTCCTCGTAGCACCCGGCATGTTCGCAGGCATCTAGCAAAGCCTTCATCGGGTTATCGATATCCCGACGGCGTCGATCCGGTGGCCACATGGTCACATGCATCGATAGCCTGCCCTCCAAAGCAACGATCCCCTGGGCCGCGCACTCTTCTGCGACGGCCTTGCGGAACGCTTTGCCCTTGGCACCAATGAACCTAGCCGTGCCTCGCTGCAACCAGTAATTGTTAACGCTCGGAGGCCAGGGCAAGACAAGCTGGATCGGTTTCATTTTGTTACACATCAGATGAGATGGGGTGGGTACAACCTGTTGACATGGGCAATCTGTTCGTAGAGAATCGACGCTCGCACCAAGGAGCGCAAGTGAAACTCACAAACAAGTTTAACCTGCCACAGACGATAGTTAACGTCTTGAAGCGCCCAACCTACAGCAAGGGGCGGGCAAATATCTCGGCTACTGGGCTGATCAACAGCCCCAAGATTGTAGCTTTGACGGCCAAGCATGAGGCCGATCTTGAAGAAGATGTGGCTGATATGGTCTGGTCCCTGTTCGGGTCGGCGGTTCACACCGTCTTGGAACACGGCAAGGATGACACGCACCTGATCGAGGAGCGCATCCATATCGAGATCGAGGGCTGGCGCTTGAGCGGTGCCGTTGACCTTCAGATCAAGCACCCGGACGGATCGGTCAGCATCCGTGACTACAAAACGACCAGTGCCTGGGCGGTTATGAACGAGAAGGTTGAGTGGGAGTATCAGCTCAACATCTACGGATACCTGATCGAGAAGGTCAAGGGGACGCCGGTCAAGGATCTTGGCATCGTAGCCATCATCCGCGACTGGAGCAGACGGGACGCCGCCAACAAGGAAGGCTACCCCGAGGCTCCGATCAAGGAGCTGCCTATCAAGTTATGGCCGATGGAAGAGCGGGAGCGGTTTGTAATGGACCGCATCTCAAAACATTCGGCCTGCGAGTTTGCGATGGAGACCGGAGAGTCTCTGCCTGATTGCACACCAGAAGAGATGTGGGAAAAGCCCGCAGTCTTCGCGGTGCGCAAGGCAGGGAACGTTCGGGCGAAGTCGCTGCATCAAACCGAGGAGGAGGCAAAGCAAATGGCCGAGCAACTGGGCAAGGACTACGAAGTTGAAGTCCGTCCAGGCGAGCGGTCACGTTGCGCAAACTTCTGCTCGGTCAACACGTACTGCCAACAATGGCAGGAATATCAATCTAGGAGCAATCATGTCAGCAAATGACACACAAATCGGCGGCGACCACTACAAAACCAAAGCCGTTCAGCCGTGGGACTTCATTGTCAGCAACGGCCTGGGCTACTTGGAAGGCTGCGTCGTCAAGTATGTAAGCCGCCATTCGCTCAAGGGCGGTATTGAAGACCTGCAAAAGGCTCAGCATTACCTGTCTAAATTGATCGAGCTGCAAGAACCTCAAGAGCCGGCGAAGATTGTTGAGGTCAAGCCGCTGGAAGTCGAGCTGGTAGCGGTCAAGCCCATCGTTAAAACCCCGGCCAGCATTGTTGGCGTGCGCCGCCGTGGCCGTCCGCCCGGAGTTAAGAACAAACGTAGAGGTGCTAAATGACAGTTCTCGCTAAATTGATGGATGCTCGGGTCGCGTTGGGTCAGCGCGACCTGAAGAAGAGCGGGCGCAACAAGTTTGCTGATTACAGCTACTTTGAGTTGCAGGACTTTCTCCCTGCGACCATGTTGATCTTTCACCGATTGAAGCTTGCGAGCGTCGTGTCATTCACGCCGGAGATGGCCACGTTAACCATCACCGACACGGAAGACGGATCGGCAGTGACCATCAGCAGCCCCATGGCAGAAGCCAATCTGAAGGGATTGCATCCTATCCAGAACCTTGGGGCGGTGCAGTCATATCAGCGTCGGTACCTATGGCTGGCCGCCATGGAGATTGTTGAGCATGATCCGATTGATATTTCTGAGCCAAGCGAACCAAAGGAGGCCAAGCCCAAGGAAGTTAAGCCGGCGGAAGACAAGCCACGAACGATCGTTGGCCAACAAGGGGGCTGGCAGATCAAAGCATCTATCACTCCTAATTCAAGCGACTGGCTTGAGGCGGTTAAAGATGCGGTCGGGGTCACGCTTGTTATGGCCGAGAGTGCAGATGATGTGCTTCAAATCTTCAAGAAGAACAAGCAGCTATTTGACGCTGTCAAGGCCAAAGACCCCGTGTTCTTCAAAGACCTGATGGCGGATTTTTCTAGAACCAAAGCTCAGTTTACGGAGTGACTATGAGTACCTATGTACCTAAGCCCAATACGGGCACCCTTTGGCAAAACGACTACAAGAAGTCGCCCAATCACCCCGACCTCAAAGGCGATTTGTTTCTGGATCGGTCCTTCATCGAGGAGATGCTTGGCCAGTCCAATGATGACCTGATCAAGATTGCAGTGTCTTCATGGGAGGCAGAAAGCAATGGCCGCCGTCGCTTTTCGTTGAGCGCGTCAGCCCCGTTTGTGCGCGACGACTCCAAGCCTTCGTACTCCAAGCCCGCGCCCAAGCCCGCACCCAAGCCTGTTCAGAGGCCGGCAGATGATGAAGAAATTCCTTTCTGAGGAGGACGCCGTGAACTTTGGTGCAGTCGCCTTTCTTACTTGGGTCTTGGCATCATGGATCACCCATGTCGTTGTTTGTTTGGCAACGTCAGCCTGGGGGTTCTTGATTGCGGGGGCGCTTCTTTTTCCAATCGCCTGCGTTCATGGCACAGGCATTTGGTTTGGGTGGTGGTAGATGAATACGCTCCAGTTTGAAGCAGTCAAAGTTGCGCTCAAGCAGGATAAGACCGGATACGTTTTGACGCTTTGCCTGCAACCCGACGAGATTCCAGAGGAGCTTCTTCGGGATTGGGTCGGGGCGCGGTATCAGGTGGTGATGGTCCGACTGAACCAGCACGAAGAACCGATGAATCGGCAGGATGAATTTATCGGCGCTCAGGCAGTCAAGAGAGCCGGCATCCTGACTAACGATCCTGAGTTCTTAAAGTTCTTGGCGCACTTTGGACACATTGCTTACAACGATGTTGGGCTTGCGATTGAATGGTTCCGCGAATACTTGGGGATTCCCTCAAGAGCGGAGCTAAAAACCAATCAAGATGCCCGCCTCAAGCTGGAGCAAATCAACATGGAGTTTACAAAGTGGAAAAGAAAATGATCCCGTACTCCTTCTACCTACCGGAGGATACGCACGCAAAGCTCAAGGAGTTTGCCAAGGAACGAAAGGCATCTGCTTTGATTCGGGACGCCATCACCATGATCCTGGCTGGCAACGAAAGCTATGTGGCCGGCTACAACGCTGGCATCAAGGACGCGGTCCAAGTGATCTACGAATGCCCCGAGGCCCAGATGATTGCGATCAAAGGCAGGGACATGGGTGCCGTGCTATCTGATCGAGTTATGGGGCTGGCCAAATGATCGGTGAATTTGAAACGACCATCCGCGGCATCACGTGCATCATTCAAGTAACTGACTGGGAGCCGTATCGCCCGCCAATTTTGTCTGGCCCACCAGACAACTGGTGCCCAGAAGAAGGCGGTCATGGCGACTACATGATACTGACTCGCCGAGGCCGTCCAGCAAAATGGTTGGAGCGTCATATGACCTTGTCGGAAAACGAGCAACTTGACCTAGAGGTGTTTGAGTTTATGGAGCGGCCATGGCGGTGATCGATTATTCGGAACAAATAATTTCCATTAAACAGTTAGTCAAAAGCATGGAAGAGTTGATGATCAGGAAAGATTGGGATCAGGCTTCAGTCGAGGCTGTTCGCGCAATCACTGAGCTTAGGCTCATGAAGGCAAACATCGAGCTGCTGAAAGAGAACAACGGCATTCCTTATCAAACCAAGGATCAGGCATGACTCCGGGGATGTGGGTCACGCATAACGGCCGGCACGGTGTTGTGGATGTTGTTGGCACAGCGGGCTATGCAGTGGTTCGCTTCCCTTCTTCAAATGGCTTCCCGTTCCCAGCTCAAGAGGTTGTTCCGGTCAGCGAGCTGAAGAAGCACAAGAAGAAGAGTGTCGATACCGCCGACTATGAACCCGCGCCGTTCTAACTTAGACCCAACCAAGATTTTGATCTTGCGAGTGCTGGAAAAGAACGGAACACAAACCGTTCAGCAAGTGTGCGATGAAGTCGGAGTCGGACGAAGCAACATTGCCCGCGCACTGCATAATTTGTGGGATCGTAAGCTTGTGACTGTTACTTACAAGTCAGGCGGTAAAACTTACTGGAGGATAAGAGAATGCGGAGCAACAGATGAGCAAGACCGAAATGGAAAGGATTCTTGAGGTTTTGGAGTCCATGACCGCAGACCTAGATGCAGACTGCAAAGAGCCAGGGTGCCCGGACTGCGCTCAGTGGCGCCCGGTTTGGGATCTCATGGAGCAGCTACGTGATGCGCTGGGTAAGGAACAGGCATATGCGACATATACCGATGCGCTATCAAAGCACAGGCAGTTCACTCATGCAGAGGGATGCTGGAGCTGGGGGCCGGCGCATTATGCGTGCGCTTGTCGTGAGCTTGCCAAGGCGAAGGGGTGGGCAAAATGAACCTTTTGAAATTTATAAATTCTTCGTCAGTCGTAAAACACACCCCCCAACAGAAGTTTATTCGCGCCAGTAGTTTTGTTTTGGATGACGAGGAAATAGCTGACTCTGCCACGAAGGCCATGTTATTGGTAATGAACAATCACCAAAGATCAGCAACTAATACTAAGACTTTGAGGATAGAAGATTACGCGCCGCTAGTGGACTACGGGGTTCGGTTTCCTTGGAAAGATCGGATTACGCTTTTGGGCCAAATAGATACGGTGAACGACGAGATACCGTATAACGCAGTAGTCCACATGCCTAGTCCTGCTCGGGGGATATATGCAAGCGCGGTATACGCGCAAAAAGTACAGGCTGGTTTTGCAAAGAAACACAGGGCGCTTTCAGGTGTTAGTCATGTTTTTAGAGTTGGTATGTATCTTGGTTATGAATCCCTTTCTAAGTCTGTTGTAGCAGATTCCAAAGGCGAGATGGAAACTATAGTTCAACCGGCTTTTGCAGGTATCTTTCCTGATGGCACTTGTGTTGGGTGTTCGCTTAACGGCGTACCGTCCATGTACCCCGCCCTGCTCCTTTCCTATGTGGTTGGCCTACATAACGACAGGCGTTACTTTTGGGAAGTGCAAGCAACGGAAGAGTTTTGGGAAAATTATCCCGCAAGGGCCATGTTCTCAATTGATGAGGAATACATAAAAAGTTTGTTCTATGCCCGGTCGGTTCCCCTCACTAACTCTGGGAGGTTGCGTCCTATATTGCATTGGGTCAAAGCACACAAGCGGCGACTTAAAGAAGGAGTCGATATCGACATCAACAAGCACATGCGCGGTATAGATTCATTCGTAATGCACGACGTTAGGTTTTCGATCACACAGCCGCGAAAGAAAAGGGAAGAGGGATGAGTGAATACGCCGATAACCTACGCAAAGCTATTATCAATACTGGAAAGAGATTTGCAGAAAATGCTAGAGCGGCAACAAAAGTCAGATTGGATGGAAGAACAATGAACCGCGACGACATTGACACGCTATGGCAACAAGCACTGACCGAATCTATAAAAGCCGGCGAGCAATTTACCCGGTATCACTTCGCTAATCTTGTCGCCGCTGCTGAACGTGAGGCGTGTGCAAATGTTGTGGAGCAAACAGGCATTGAAGGACACGGGACGCTTGCCGCTGCGGTGATGATTCGCGCAAGGGGAAGGGGATGAAAGGCCCGGCAACTAACCCCCCCGTGTACACCGGCCCGGTCCTTCCGCCCGAGGATCAGCACAAGATCCTTCAGAGTAATTACTACAGAGTTACTCCCCTATCCCACAACCTTGGGCACCCCATCCATCCCGTTTTCAAAGAGTGCAACCTGCGCGTGGACTTTGGGCTGGATGGCGGGATCTACAAAGTGGAGTGGAGTAACGTGCCTATTAAAACCGGGAAGGAATGAGGCTATCCCCTGCCCAGGCCTTTATGTTGCAAACACTTGAGAACGGTTGCGAATGGGGGGCTATTTTCAGTGGCAAACGAGGGGCCGGCGGGACCTATTGGTCATTGGTGCGCCGCGGTCTGATTGATGCTAACCAATTAACGCCAGAAGGCAGGAAAGCACTTGAACTTTTCCACGACAAATCAAGATGGAATTTACAAAATGGAGTGGAGTAACGAATCGCTATGACATACAGCAAACGACTAGGCAAACCCAAGCCCCTGCGGCAGATCGTCCTTGAGATGGTCGCTAAAGAAGAACTTTCGATTGATGCAGCGGCTGCGAAGCTTCACCTACCGCGCGATAAGGTGCGGCTTGCAATGGAGAAGTTAGTAGAAAGGCGAGTTGTTGCCCGTGTCGGCAGAACTGCGGGCAATCGGTATATTTATAAAGCAGTAGGGGAAATCCCCCTGCCCCCTAAACTCAAGACCGATCCCGCTGCGGCGTGGATGTTCAACAAAGTACTAAGATAAGAAATGTTCCAACAAGACCCGCGGCCATCACCCGAAAGTGTTAAGTGCACAATCTTCAAACAGTGCGAACGTAAGTGCGACAAGTGCAAACCGTGTCGAGATTTTAAGAAGATTGTGTCGCAGATCGATTTGGATGCGAGGAGCAAGTACAGCATGATGGCTCCGCGGGAGTGGAACGAACGGTAAATTGACTGAGAAGGATGGGTCGGCGATCATATCGATATGCCGCCCAAGATAAGCTTAAGGAAGTACGAGTATAAATATTCCGACGATGACAAAAAGCCAGACCGTGATGTAAAGGACTCCAAAGACAAGTCCGAGAAGAAAGATGGATAAGATCCTGCATCTGTTAGTTGGCATGGCACTGGCGGCGAACCCGTTAGAGAAACCCGAAACAGCTCTCATGGTAGCCATAACAGCCGCGGTTGCGAAAGAGATTTACGACAGTAAACATCGAAACAAGCACACTCCTGACCCGCGGGATGCCTTGGCAACCATTGCCGGGGGAGTGATCGTGTTCGCCTACAGGATCGAGTTTTGAACAGCAAGAATCTGACCGCCGCGGATCGCGAGCATCTGGCCGCGGTGAAGTCTTTGCCGTGCGGGGTCTGCGGCCAAGCAGGGCCATCAGATGCTCATCACATCGAGCAGGGACTCCACCGGCTGTGCATCCCGCTCTGTAAGGACTGCCACCAGGGTAGCCACAATGGGATCCATGGCCGCCGCCATATGTGGTCGATCACCAAGAAGACTGAGCTATCAGTGCTGGACGATACGATCAAGAAGCTGGTATGATTCTTCTGTCTCCTCTCTCCTCTCCTGAGAGATTTAACCCCCACCTCCGGGGGTTTTTTTTCGCTTGACGCAGACGCAGCGCCGTGATCCAATGGTGCCGTTGGCGTGGAAGCCAAAAGAGCCGCTTAGCCAGATCCCGACCCCGAGAGGGGTGGCATTCTCGAAAGAGAGTGTTCTTCCACCGGGGTCTGACTTAGCGGCTTTTTTGTTTCTGTGCCAACCGGACTCCGCCCGTTAGCAGCGCACTTGAATCGGTGGCTCGGAAGAAAAGACACGCTCTGCTCGACACCCCGGCAGTAGCGTCCTGGCCTGTCAGTGAGGGACCAGGGTAGTCGGTGGGACCAAGGGTGGCCGTACCAAGCCCGCCGATGAACGAATCGCTGCCTCCAAGGTTGACTGGGATCTGGCCCGTGTGGTCAGGTCTGGGTCGGGGAAGGGCCCGAGTCCACCCCTTGGAGATTTTAGAGCCTGATGTGTCATGACATGACTGACAACGTACTCGACTGGTGATATCATGAGTAACACTGTTACTGGAGGAACTATGAACATCGAACTAACGAAGATCCGTCTAGACGGGGAGACTCAAGCCCGCGTCGAGCTGAACACTGCCAAGGTTGCTCAGTACGCTGAGCATATGGAGGAGGGCGACGACTTCCCCCCCATTATTGTTTTCCACGACGGCAGTCACTATTGGTTAGCGGATGGCTTCCACCGCTGGCACGCAGCGAAGATGGCATGGCTTTCTGTCATCGGTGCAGATGTTCGTACTGGGACGGTCCAGGATGCCCAGCTTTTCTCTTTTGGGGCGAATGCGAAGCGCGGCTTGCCGACTACGCCAGAGGACAACAAAGCCATCGTACTGAGGATGTTTGAGCATCCTCTTTCAAAGGACTGGACTAACGCTGCAATTGCTAGGCACGTTGGCCTGTCAAAGATGACGGTCGGGCGCATCAAAGCGAGTTTGCAGATCGCTGAGCCGGTCGCGAAGGTTATCAAGAACGCCGGCAAAAGCTACGAGGTTAAGACGGAGAGCTTGTCGCGGAAGCAAGCCAAGCCAGCCAAAGAAGAGCAGATCGAAGAGCATGAGCCGGTTCAAGAATCTAATGAGCTGGCCGACACGATCAACGAGCTGGTCGCCGAGAATCAAAAGCTGCGGGACGCCGTTGCGGTTGGGCAGTGGGATGCCAGCGAGATCGAGAAGATCGATGTGCAGGATACGATCAACGAGCTGCGCGAGCATGTGCGCCTGCTGGAGATCGACAATGCCGCCCTGAGAGACTCTCGGGACATGTTCCAGGCTCGCAATGCTGAGCTGATGGGCACTGTGAAAGTCTTGCAGGCAAAGATCAAGAAGCTGGAGGGGTAACTTTGGACAGGTTGGACAGGATTTTCGCTTTTTTGGGCAAAGTCCAAAATATTAAATCTCTCATACGAGAAATAGGTAAAACACCTTACATCCTGTCCAACCTGTCCAAAAAGGAGGAACTATGGAACTTCAGTTGAGAGAACACCAAACCAAGGTGATTGAAGCCCTGCGGGAGGGCTTCAGGCTGGGCCATCAGGCTCAGCTTTTGTACGCCCCGACTGGCTTTGGGAAGACCGAGGTGGCCATTGCGTTGATGGCCGCGGTCAAGGACAAGTACAAGAAGGCCGCCATGGTCTTGGACAGGCTTGTGCTGGTGGATCAGACCAGCATGAGGCTTTCAAAGTATCACCTGAGCCATGGCGTCTTCCAGTCCGGCCATTGGAAGTTCGACCCGAAAGAGCGGCTCCAGGTGTGCAGCGCACAGACTCTTGAGCGCAGGGACAAGTTCCCCGAGGTCGATCTGCTGATCATCGATGAGTGCCATATCGCTCGCAAGCAGACCATCGAGTTCATCAAGAAGCATCCCGAGATCAAAGTCGTTGGTCTGACTGCCACGCCGTTTACGAAGGGCCTGGGCGACGTTTATAAGCACGTTGTCTGCGGAGCGACCAATGAGTGGCTGGTCAAGAACAACTGGCTGACACCGCTCAAGGTGTACATAGCCAAAGAGATCGACATGTCTGGGGCGAGGAAGATCGCCGGGGAGTGGTCGCCGGATGTTGTTCAAGAGCGCGGCATGAAGATCACGGGTGACATTGTCGAAGAGTGGATCAAGAAGACGCATGAGATTTACGGCAAGCCGGAGAAGACGATTGTGTTCTGTGCTGGCGTGGCTCATGGCGCCGATCTGGTCGAGCAGTTTGCCCGCAAGGGGTACAACTTTGTGTCGATCAGTTACAAGGACGACGATCAGTTCAAGCGGGATGCGATTGAGGAATTCGCCAAGCCGGATACGACAATCCATGGCCTGATCGCTACTGACATTCTGACCCGCGGCTTTGACGTTGCGGACGTAAAGATCGGCGTATCAGCCCGTCCGTTCTCTAAGTCCCTGTCGAGTCATGTCCAGCAGATGGGGCGCGTCATGCGTCCTCACCCATCCAAGCAGTTTGCCGTATGGCTGGATCATGGGGGAAACTATCTCCGTTTCATGGAAGACTGGGATGACCTGTACGAGGGCGGCGTCCAGGAGCTTGATCAGAAGATCGAGAAGGCGAAGAAAGAGCCTACCGACCTAGTCAAGTCCGAGTCCAAGTGCCCGAGCTGCGGTTTTCTCTGGCCAAAGGGTGCGCAGAGTTGCCCGTCATGCGGCCATGTGCGCCAGCGTAAGAGTCAGGTCGAGTCTGTTGCCGGCGAGATGCAGGAGCTGACAACAAACAAGAACAAGCTGAACAAGCAGGACTTTTACTCTGAGCTGCTGTTCTTTGCCAAGGAGCGCGGGTACAACCTGAACTGGGCGGCGCATAAGTACCGTGAGAAGTTTGGAGTGTGGCCAAGGGGTTTGCAGGAGACTCCGCAGCCATACACGCTGGTCACTGCCAATTGGATTCGCTCGCGAAACATTGCCTGGGCGAAGGCCCGGAACCGCATTGGGGCCGGATAAAAAGCGGCAATAAGTAATTCGCCAAAAGCGGCAATAAGTAATTATTTGGCCAGTTTTTGCATGTTTTTGGCCGTTTCGAGGGGGTTTTGATGCGTTTTGAAGACTTTGCCCGTTTGCATGGTTTGCGCATGACTTCAGTGGTTGTAGGTAAGTGGATGGCCGTCCCGACAGAAGATCATCCTCGCAAAAGGAACGGCAGGTACAAGTACCTGGGGGACGTCGGCTGGGTGCAGAACTGGGCAACCATGACAAGCCCTGAGATGTGGCGCAGCGATGAAGAGCGTGCGCCTGGGGTTCAACGCATCATTCAGACCATCGACAGGGAGCGGATCGAGGCAGCAAAGAGAGCCGCGGAGAAGGCCGCCTACATCCTTGCCCACTCAGTGCCTGGGACGCATCCCTATCTCGAAAAGAAGGGATTCAAGGATGAGGTCGGGCAAATCTACAACGGTCTGCTAGTCATCCCAATGAGACTCGGGTCGCGGCTGGCCGGGTGCCAGCTCATCAGTAACGAAGGGGACAAGAAGTTCCTGCAAGGACAGACGACCAAGGGCGCAGCGTTCGTGATTGACGCACGGGGTGTACCCGTTTTCTGCGAGGGCTATGCGACAGGGCTGAGCATCCGCGCCGTCATGCAGGCCATGAAAATCAAGGCCACGATCTACGTCTGTTTCTCCGCAGGGAACCTGAAGAACGTAGCGGGCAACGTCCAAGGGGGGATCGTCGTGGCAGACAACGATCCGAACCATACCGGGAAACTCGCGGCTGAACAGACCGGCAAACCTCATTGGCTCTCGGAGACAGTGGGCGAAGACTTCAATGATTACCATCTCCGAGTCGGCCTTTTCAAAGCGATGGCTTCATTGAAGCCAGTCGTGACCGGCGCATCAGGCGCAGGAACTTCGCCTCGATCTGCCGAACCCTCTCGCGAGTGACGCCTGCGAGCTGGCCGGCATCCTCCAGGGTGGCCCCTTTTACGCGAGCCGAGAGCAGCTCGTAGTACCGAATGCGGCTACCGATTGAAACCCGATGCCCATAGAGTTTGCTGAACTCCTCAAACGACGGGAAGTCGACCAGCAGGATCGGGTTATCGGGGTGTCCCGTCAAAAGGGGGACACGCCCCCCGTACATCTTCAGGTTGTTCAAACACTCCTCCGCTCGGTGTCAAGCTTCCGAAAGTACTCCCATTTTGCCAAGAACTCAGGTGTCTCGCTGGGCGGCACCCAGCCGTGTTGTTTCCATGTCCGCTGAACGTCGGTCGTTTTAAAGTAAACGGTCAGCTCTTCGTCCACGATGGTGACTGTAAAAGGATCCATGACTACCTCAAAGGGTGAAAAGGAACACAACAACAAGCCAGAACGCCAGCCCCAGGCCGGCACCTAACAGCAGACCCTTCCACAGGGCAATATCCTCTTCGTACATTGTCTTCTCCTATGGGGCAAGATTGCCCGCACAACCCCCGCGTACAGGGGCTGTACGTGAACCCTTACCATGCGCCTCCGTGGCGCTTTGAATCCTCGTTGCTGTCTGAATTGCCGTCGCTCTCGGGCGCGCCGGGCACCCAGACCCATGCCTGGACCCAGTACCCGTTTTCGGTCACGCTGATGCGCGAGTTGTCGTCGATTTCAAGCGCGTCACTCTCGTATAACTTCCGGGCGCGCTCGACCAGGGCGCTAGCATCGTGAGTCATGCGGGCCTCCGGGCGTCGATGACCGCATTCATGTCTTCGGCCGCCTGGGCGTGCTGCCCCCGCTTGTACTTTTTGCCCGTAACCTCCTCGGCCATCTGAAGCATATAGGTCGGGGTGACGCTGCGGGACGGGCGCATCCCGGTCTTTGCGTACAGGCTCAGGGCCTGCCGCAGGACAATCAGACGGTACAGGGCGATTGATTCGGGGCCGGTGACGGAAAAACCTCCGCCAGGGTGCGCGACTATGCTCATAATGCCTCCAGGGGCCAGGGGTTATGGTCGGAAAAGGAATCCGCAGCAGACCGATACAGGGTTGCAGAAGTGTTATCGATGACCGCATGCCGGCCGTCGGACAGTTGAACAATGTCGACGTATCCGAATCCGGTCAGGTCTTCCAGCTCGACAGTCAGCACGCCAACCCCATCGGAATCGGGCAAAACCCATGCCCCTTCCGGTCGGCCATGGTGCATGACGACGAGCTGGCCGTCGGTCACGGTGTAGTCGATGCTAGACATTGCAGCACCCGCAGCATGGCGCGTCTTCGCATCGGCCGGCCTTGTTCCGGTACAGCTCTTTGCCGGACGACAAGCGCCAAATATGGGAGATGTACCGATCATCGTCGCGTGTCGCTGGCGTGCTTAGCGTGGCGTGCGCGTAACGGTTGCGACCGACCGATACAATCGGGTCGCCTATTTTGATAGGGGTGCCAGTGCGGGCGCACTGACCAGGGTAACGTGCTGCGAATGGCATGATGTTCTCCCAGGTGATGGGGTTACAGGCTCGCCAGCAGAGCCTCGGCCTGCGAGATAACCCCCGCGACCTCGACCCGGCACCAATCAAACCCGAATCCCTCGGGCAGGGTTGTTGATCCCTCGGGCAGGCGGCCGCCGCGCAATTGCGCGACGTACAGAACATCACCCGCTTGCAGGGTGACGCTTGCCCGATTGAACGGGACACCGAGAACCTGCGCGGTGTCGGCATGGCCGACAACAGACCACAACCCTGACAGCTCGGGGCGCTCGCACGGGGTCACCCGCACTGTACGCAGCAAGTGCCTGGGCACCATGCCGAGCGAAAAAGCGTTACTGATGAATTGCATAATGTTCTCCAGGTGGGCAGGATTGCCCGCACAGAACCGCACGCGGCCCTGTACGTGCGACCCTATCACTGCACGGTGATGGGGATGACCCGCCGGGCGCGGGCGTCTGCAAGCTTTGCACGGGTGCCGTGGGCACGGAATCCGATGATCACGGAGCGATCCGCCCTGGCGCATAGCCCGCAGGTCGCGCATGTAACGTCCTCCCGTGTCTGAGCGGGGCAGACGACAATTCGCCGGCCCCCAGGCGTGGCGCTTTTCTCCGGGCTATCGGTCGGCACAATGCAAACGACGGGCAGCCCATGAGCGGCCAGTGCGTCAGCTTCGCCGGCATCATCCGCCGACAGATTGACCGTAAAACCCCAGTCGGTCGCATGCTTTGCCCATTTGATCGCGTCGGGGCTTTTCTTGTGCGTGTATGTGAAGCCACGCTTGCCCCTGTTTGCCCAGACGATATGCCCCAGGGCCACGGGATCGACCGCCTCACCTTCGCCGGGGAGGTCGCCCGCGATATTGAAGCGCCACAATTGATTGTCGGGTAACGCTGCGACCCGCTCGCAAAGCATTGCCAGCTCGGCGCCGCGTTGGGCTACCTTGTCCCAGGCGAGGCGCGTATAAAAATCCTCCGCGTAACAGTCTGACCGGTAGTGCGGGCAGGACGGCGGGCAGGTGCTGCGCTCAGAGTAGACCACCGGGATCGGGCCGGTTTTGCGGTTCGATGACCGCTCGACGTAGTGGTACAGCATGGGTGTTACTCCTGGCTCACGCGCACGCGGGCGCGATTGTTGATCGTTTGCAGCACTGCGTATCGTGCAGCCCTAAACGGTCGACCGTCTGAATAAACAAACCCGTCATGCATATATGGGTCATATGTGATGCGGGCATCGCAAGTTGGCAGGTCGAGCGTCATCCCGACAGAATCGCGCAGGTCAACGACCCCGATTAGTCCGGCGTGCACATTCTTGCGATTCTCGCGGCGCACTCGCTCGCGACCGGCGGCCGACACTTTAGGCGCGACGGCGGCCAGGGTCAGCAGGGATGCGTGAGCGATGACGCGGCCGGCATTGTGTCCACGCATTGCGCGCAGGGACCAGCAGGCGCGGCGCAGGTTCCAGTAAACGAAAACGGGAGGCTCGCACCCGTCGTAGGTGTCAAGTGTGAGCCGGTCGATGCCGGCCTGGGTGAGTGTGAGCATGGTCAGGCTCCGACCGTCGATTGAGGCCAGCAGAAAAAGTACCCGAGCTTCGTGCCGCCATAGGCCATGGTCTGATAGGGCAGCGGATGATCGAATTGTTCGGCGATCAGTGCCTGGGCGACCGCAAAATGTGCCAGGACGTCGGACTGTGCGTCCGAGTCATACGCTCGGATGATGCGGTGCCCGTTGCAGGTGAACGCACAAATACGGCGCGGGCGCGTGTTCGACGCGGGAATAACTTTGGTTTCGATGCCAATCATGGTCTTGTCCCATGGTGAACCGGTAGCGGGCCGGCGTTGCTCATCAGTGCTGGTGCTGCCAGCAGACCCCCGTAGGGGTTTCGCGTACTAGGCTTGGTTGGCATCGCGCCAATTGCAGGCTTCGGTCATGTTCTTAAACCGGCGGACTGTGAGATTCGACCGGCCCGCTTCCTCTGCCCATTCTCGCAAGTCGGTCAGGGTGCGCTCCGCTTCCGATTTCGTGGTGAACCGGCCGCCACCCAAAAATCCGACATGGCCGCGTCGGTTGGTGTAGGTAATGACGTAAATCATGCTTTACTCCAGCGGGGCAGGCTGCGAATCCACATTGCGTGCATGTGGTTTTCTTTGATTCGGTACTCGATGCCCGCGCATGACAAGGCGCGCATCAAGACGCCGGCGTCGCAGTCTTCCTCGAGCCATGCGCGATCCGGCCCACGGTATGAGTACTCGGTGATCTCACTCGCGATCCCGAGCCGGTCGAGCATGTCATAGTCGACCCCGATCCAACCGTGGCCGGAGTCTTGAACATAATCGAGCGTGAGCGGTTGCGTAGCGCGGGCGATTGCCCGGAGCGCCTGCGAGTACTCGGGCCAATTCTCTACCGGCCGCGCCACGGTCGCCATGGCGTCGGTCAGAGCGCGAAGCGCGGCCAGCATGGTAGGTGCTGCGGCCATCATGGCCAGGGTATCGGCGAAATTGGTTTCTGCCGTGGTGTGAGCGGGCGCGGATACGTCGGCAACGGTTGATCCGTCGCGTTCAACAATGGCGGCGCGGGTGGCGTCGGGTGAAATGTCGTAGTACCACATTGGTCAATTCTCCGTGTTGAGGTTGTAAGCGTCGGCAGCACGGATGCTTTCCATGTGCTTAGCGGCTGCGCGGTTGCAGTCGGCCTGGGCGGTAGCGTCGAGTTGATCCCAGGTCCGAATGAGCGCGTAACGGTCCCATTGTGCGTCGGGTGTCTCGCAAAACTCACGAGGGGGCGCGTTGGCGACTATGTGCCATAGGGCACGGTAGGTTTCATCGGAGACGGACAGACACTCGGCTACGGCGTCGGGTGTCCAGAATCTAAACAGGTCGTCGGGTTCGATGATCATGAGTTGCTCCAGGTAGCGAAGAGGCGGGTTCCGGCGTGTGGCGTGTTGCGCACAGTGCGCAGCTTGCTGAACCAGCTGGGGGCGTTGGTGAAGTCATACCGCCCAGGGCGGGTGTCCAGTTCGATGAACAGGTCGCCGACCGAATAGCCCTTCGGGGCTTTTGCTGCGCGGAAAGTGTCGATGATCTGTTCTGAGTAAATCGCGAAGTCGGTCGATTCGATAGCCGCCAAGGCGTCGCGTACCTTCCAGCACGCGGTGGTGAATGCTTTGCTCTGTGCCATGTGTGCCTCTGTGTGTGTTCGTTTCGGGGTGCTGCGCTACCAGCATGGGCGCATGGGGGTTGCATGTCAAGCGTTCATGCGTTCCGAAAATAGCGCGAAGCGCAAAAGTGCGGGTAGAATTCACACTTATTCACATACCCATTACGTACCCGCGATGAAGCTGACACGGAAACAAACGAGGGAAGCACTCGCATCCGTTCCCATGGATACTTTGCTGCTAGGGGTGCAAGGGGCGAAGCAAACGAAGCTCACGCCCAGGGAGCGAAGGTTCGCTGAGAGTGTCGCCATGGGCAAGAGCAAGGCGGCCGCATACCGGGATGCGGTGCCACACAGTGTGGCCAAACCGGAGACACAGAGCCGGCGCGGCCAGGAGCTGGCGAAGAGCGGCGCAGTGCAGGCGCAGATCGACGCCCTGGTGCTGGCTCAGGAGGCGGCGAGGCATTCATCCCCTGCCGCCCTACGTGCCCTGGTCATCCAACAGCTGACGGAGCATGCCATCAATCCCGACGTCCAACCGGCCCAGCGACTGCGTGCGCTGGAGCTGCTCGGCAAAGTAACGGAAGTCGCGGCCTTTACTGAACGGCGCGAAGTGATCAAGACGACCGATGCAGGGCAGGCACGCACGCAGCTGCTCGACAGTCTACGTTCAGCGCTCAGAGCGGGCGCAACGGATGCAGCTGTAACCCAGCCTAGCCTAGGTGCGACCAACCCTACCCCGCCCGCCACGGGCCAGGGTCCGAGCGTCGAGGGGCCAGGGTACAGCGTATCGCTAGCCGGGCTGCGCGTGCCGCAGCTGGCGCGCGTGCTATGTAATGTGCAGGGCGATGCGCACCAGGGCGACGGTACTGCCCAGGGCGTTGCGAGCGCCGCGGGCGATGGGGCCGGCACGGGCACCCCCCTGGATCGGCCGCGTGCCTGTGCCCCCACCTTGCTTAGCAATCCAGACATCCGATCCATCCTTCCTGACGAACCACCCCCCATCCCTTTTCCAAACGCAGAGGGGGAGGGGGTATAAATTTCTGAAATCCGCGTTACTCAATTCCATCAGTAACATGTGTTACTGATGCTTATCCACAGGGTTATCCACAGAGTTATCCACAGGCAAGTAACATGACGCCCGCGCAAAGAGAGATTTACGTAGTGATTGATGAGTGGTGGAAGAAGTTTGGCTTCGGTCCTTCTGTGGACGATGTGATGTTTGTTACTGGGGAAAAGGGACGGGGGAATGTATCTAGGAAGATGTGGGCGTTGGTGGAGTTAGGAATATGTAAGGGGACGCCTAAGAAATCGCGTACCATTCGGCCGTCGTACTTGAAGGTTAGAGACATCATCTGATGAAGGATGAGCTGCTGGAGTTGCTGGCGAATATGACTGATGCTCAGTTGAGTACGGTCATTGAGCGTTTGCCTGATGGGCAGAAGGAGCATCTGGCGATCATTGCCCAGGAGTACGGAGAGGCTTTGCGGCGGGAGCGTGGCCAGCAGCACTTCATGGATTTTGTGAAGACTATGTGGCCGAACTTTATCGGGGGCCGACACCATGAAATCATGGCGAAGGCTTTTGAAAGGGTTGCTAAGGGTGAGTTAAAGAGGCTGATTATCAATATGCCTCCGCGGCATACGAAGTCGGAGTTTGCCTCGTACTTATTGCCGGCGTGGTTTTTAGGAAAGTTTCCCCATAAAAAGATTATTCAATCTTCTAATACAGCGGAACTGGCTGTTGGTTTCGGCCGTAAGGTTAGAAACTTGGTTGATGGGGAGCTTTACTCCAAGGTCTTTCCTAATGTGGCTCTGCGTCATGATTCAAAGGCGGCAGGGCGGTGGTCTACTAATTCTAATGGCGAGTATTTCGCTATTGGCGTTGGGGGTACTGTCACTGGTAAGGGTGCTGACCTTTTGATTATTGATGACCCGCATTCAGAGCAAGAGGCTAAGTTAGCCGAGTCTGATCCGACGGTCTTTGATTCTGTTTATGAGTGGTATACGTCCGGTCCGCGGCAGCGTTTGCAGCCTGGAGGGGCGATTGTTGTTGTGATGACGCGCTGGTCAAAGCGTGATTTGACTGGACGGGTACTTAAAGATTCATCGCAACGAGGTGGAGATGAGTGGGAGCTGATCGAGTTTCCTGCGATCCTGCCCTCAAACAAACCCCTATGGCCCGAGTTTTGGTCTTATGAGGAGCTGGATGCCCTACGGGTTGAGCTTCCCAATTCCAAATGGCAGGCCCAGTATCAACAAGATCCCACCTCTGAAGGCGGCGCTATTGTTAAGCGCGAGTGGTGGAAGATATGGGAGGAGGATAGACCTCCCCCGTGTGAATTTATTATTCAGTCTTGGGATACTGCGTTTTTAAAAAGCGAACGCGCTGACTATTCGGCTTGTACTACGTGGGGTGTATTTAATTCCACAGATGATTCTGGTCGGCCGCAGAATAATATTATTCTCTTGAATGCTTTTAAAAAGCGCATGGAGTTTCCCGAACTAAAACAGCGCGCTTATCAAGAGTTTAAAGAGTGGGAAGTAGATAGTTTAATTGTTGAAGCTAAAGCCGCTGGTTCGCCATTGATATTTGAATTGCGGGCAATGGGTATTCCAGTGCAGGAGTTTACTCCAACTAAAGGCAACGATAAGATCGCGAGATTAAATGCCGTGGCCGATATATTTGCATCCGGCATGGTTTGGGTTCCTAATACTCATTGGGCAGAAGAGTTGATAGAAGAGGTTGCGGCGTTCCCCGCGGGGGATCATGATGACCTTGTTGACTCCATGACCCAGGCGTTGCTGCGTTATCGCAAGGGCGGGTTTATTCGTTTGGCATCAGATGAAGATGACGAGCCTGTCTATAGGCAAAAGCGGGCATATTATTAACAAAAAGGTTAGATATGAGCATTGATAAGATTTTGTCCCCAGACGGTATTGCGGCCGAACCGATTGAGATCGAGATCGAGAATCCCGACTCGGTAAGTATTGGCATGGGCGATTTAGAAATTGTCCTGACGCCTGACGACATTGAGAGCGATTTCGACTCCAACCTCGCTGAAGAGATGGATGAGGGGGATCTGGATTCGATTGCCAATGAGCTTTTAAGTGATTACGCAGACGATTTGTCTAGCCGTAAGGACTGGATCCAGACGTATGTGGACGGTCTAGAGCTGCTTGGTCTAAAGATTGAGGAGAGGACTGAGCCGTGGGAGGGTGCCTGCGGTGTGTTTCACCCCATGCTCTCAGAGGCGTTGGTTAAGTTCCAAGCCGAAACGATGATGAGCATCTTCCCCGCGGCCGGTCCGGTGAAGACTAAAGTCATTGGCAAGGAGACTCCGGCCAAGAAAGACGCTGCCGAGCGGGTTCGTGAGGATATGAACCACCAGCTCACTGATGTGATGACCGAGTACCGGCCCGAGCATGAGCGCATGTTGTGGGGCCTGGGGCTTGCTGGTAACGCTTTTAAGAAGGTGTACTACGACCCGACGATGCAGCGTCAGGTTTCGATGTACGTGCCTGCCGAGGATGTCGTTGTTCCCTACGGAGCGAGCGATCTGGCCTCCTCCCCGCGGGTCACGCATGTCATGCGCAAGACCGAGAACGATCTTCGCCGGCTCCAGATTGCTGGGTTTTACCGAGATATCGACCTTGGCGAACCCAATAATGTCCTAGATGAGGTCGAGCAAAAGATCGCCGAGCGGCTTGGGTTCCGAGCGACTTCGGATGACCGTTACAAGCTCTTGGAGATGCATGTCGAGCTAGATCTCCCTGGCTATGAAGATGAAGACGGCCTGAAGCTGCCTTACATCGTTACGATTGAGAAAGGATCTTCAAAGGTTTTAGCGATTCGCCGTAACTGGCAACCTGACGATGACACGTATACCAAGCGCGCACACTTGGTTCACTACGGCTACATCCCCGGATTTGGCTTTTATTGCTTTGGCCTGATCCACCTGATCGGCGCCTACGCAAAGAGCGGCACCTCACTGCTGCGTCAGTTGGTTGATGCCGGCACGCTGAGCAATCTTCCCGGCGGGTTTAAGGCAAGGGGCATGAGGGTCAAGGGGGATGACACCCCGATTAGCCCCGGTGAGTGGCGAGATGTTGACGTTCCTTCGGGGACGATCAAGGACAACTTGCTGCCGCTTCCATATAAGGAGCCGAGCCAGACTTTGGCTGGGCTGATGGACAAGATCATTGAAGAGGGTCGCCGATTCGCCAATACGGCCGACCTTCAGATCAGTGATATGTCCTCCCAGGCTCCGGTTGGTACCACTCTGGCCATCCTTGAGCGCACGCTCAAAACGATGAGTGCTGTACAAGCAAGGATCCATTACTCGATGAAGCAAGAGCTTGTGCTTTTGCGAGACATCATTAGGGATTACACCCCAGAGGATTACACCTACGAGCCGAATGCCGGGAATCGGTCAGCCAAAAAGTCTGACTATGACGACGTAGATGTGATTCCTGTGAGCGATCCGAACGCGGCCACCATGGCGCAGAAGATTGTTCAGTACCAAGCAGTGTTCCAATTGGCCCAGCAGTCGCCTCAGTTGTACAACATGCCGCTGCTGCACCGGCAAATGTTGGACGTTTTGGGGGTTAAAGACGCTGACCGACTGGTTCCGATGGATGAGGATCAAAAGCCGACCGATCCAGTATCTGAGAACCAGAATGTACTGATGATGAAGCCTGTTAAGGCGTTCGCTTATCAGGATCATCAGGCTCATATCATGGTTCATATGTCGGCTATGCAGGATCCTAAGATCCAGCAACTGCTGCAAAACAACCCGATGGCTCAGCAACTCTCGGCCGCAATGATGGCTCACATCAATGAGCATCTTGGCTTTGAGTATCGCAAGCAAATCGAGCAAAACCTTGGGTTTTCCCTGCCTCCGCAGAAAGACGAATCGGGCGAAGACCTCCCGATGGACCCGCAAGTCGAGGCTCAACTGGCCCCTGTCCTGGCCCAGGCAGCTCAAAGACTGCTTGCCAACAACCAGCAGCAGGTCGCCCAGCAACAAGCTCAGCAACAAGCTCAAGACCCGCTTGTTCAGATGCAAATGCAAGAGCTTCAGATCAAAGCGCAGGAACAGCAGCGCAAAGCCGCCAAAGATCAGACAGATGCCGCCCTCAAGCAGCAGCAAATGCAGATCGAGCGCGAGCGTATTGAGGCTCTGAAACAAGCCGATGAGCAGCGCGTTAAGGCGGGTTTGCTAAAAGCCGCGGCCGATATGAGTGGCCAGAAGACGTCGCAGATCATTTCTGTGGGTACTGAGCTGCTTAAACAGATGTCCAGCCAGCATCAAGAAGAAAAGCTTCGCATGATGCAGCAGCGTCATGAGGAGTTGCAGGCTCGCGCCCAGCAATCCAAACAACCACAGAAAAAGGGTAACGAATGACTCCGCTAGAAGCTTTGATTAGACAAACCGACGAAAAGGTAGATCAACTCAAGGACTTTTTGTCTTCAGGAAAAGCGGAGACCTTTGAGGAATACAAGAGAATGTGCGGCGAGATTCGGGGTCTTCTCGCTGCGCGTAGTTACGCCGTAGACCTTAATTCAACTTTGGAGAACATGGATGAGTAAGCAGTGCGCCTGCTGCTTGACAAGTCTTTCTATCTCTAGCTTTACCAAAGATCGACAAAAAGAGGATGGCCTAAACAGCTATTGCCGGTCTTGTTTAAACAAAAAACAACGAGAACGATATGCAGCAAAACATGGCCGCAAAAACAAAGATCGGCAAAAGTTAAGTGTTGCTAGTCCAGCCGACTACAAGAAGGTTTGGGCGTTGGAAAACGCAAAAAAAGTTTGCGCGTATTACAAACAGTATAGAAATACCCATAAAGAGCAGGTTCGATCTAGAAACATGCGGCGCTATGCAGACAAAAAGCAAAGAGTCCCGGCATGGTTAAACAAAGCACATGCCGCAGAAATCGAAGGAATGTACTTGTTTTGTCAGTTATTTAATGGATTTGAAGTAGATCACATAGCTCCTTTGTGTGGCAAAAGTGTTTCAGGGTTACACGTTCCCTGGAATTTGCAGATTCTTTCTGCGCAGCAAAATCGTGTAAAAAGCAATACCTTCAACCCTAGCGCACATTTATCACAAGAAGTGTGCGCACTCATGGAGTCACGATGACAGAGCAAATCCTGCTGGCTACAAACCCCAGCAACCCACAGGTGGTTGGCACATATAGACCTTCTGCCACGGCTGAAGAAAAGGGCAAGCAGCTCCCCAAACCGTCTGGCTATCGCATTCTTTGTGCGATCCCAGAGATTGACAAAGAGTTTGAGGAGAGTGAGTCGGGCCTTATTAAGTCCGATATCACGATCAGGAATGAAGAGGTTCTTACTACGGTTCTATTCGTAGTGGATCTTGGGCCTGATTGCTATAAGGATGCCTCCAAGTTTCCTACCGGCCCCTGGTGTAAGAAGGGCGACTTTGTGCTTGTGCGGCCTCATGCCGGCACCCGCCTAGTCATTCATGGACGCGAGTTCAGAATCATTAACGATGATTCTGTGGAGGGGGTTGTTGAAGATCCCCGCGGCATTAAACGTAAGTAAGAGGAGTACAAAATGCCTCAACTTGACCTGCAAGAATTTAAATTCCCGGACGATGTCGCCAATCAAGTCGCCAACGAGATTGAAGTCGAGATCGAAGACGATACCCCTGAAGAGGACCGTGGGCGCACTCCGATGCCCAAGGAACTCATTGAAGAGCTTGAGCAAGACGAGCTTGAATCTTATGACGATAACGTCAAGACTCGGCTCAAACAAATGCGCAAGGTCTGGCATGACGAGCGCCGAGAGAAAGAGACTGCGCTGCGAGAGCAGAAGGAAGCACTAACTTTCGCGCAAAAGCTGCTGGATGAGAACAAGCGCATTAAGAACATTCTGACTGTTGGCGAGAAAGAATACGCCACCTCTATTCAGAGTGTTGCTTCAATGGAGCTTGAGGCAGCTAAAAAAGAGTACAAGGAAGCGTTTGAATCGGGCGATTCAGACAGGGTTTTAGAGGCCCAGCAAAACCTTCAAAGTGCAAACATGAAGGTAATGCAGGCACAAAGTTTTAAACTACCCCCTTTACAAGAAGAAGAAACTTCTGTAGAACTGCAAAAGCAGTATGTTTCAGAGCAGCCTAATTCCGATCCCAAAGCATTATCGTGGCAAGAGCGAAATACTTGGTTCGGTAAACACAAGGCGATGACGGCTTTCGCGCTTGGATTACACGAAGAACTCCAAGATAACGGCGTAAGGCTTGGCTCTGATGAGTACTATCAAACCATCGACAAGACGATGCGTAAGCGATTTCCAGAGGCGTTTGACGCCGAGGAATCAAGACCGGCTAAAACAAAATCAAGCACGGTCGTCGCTCCGGCTGTAAGGAGTACTGGATCTAATAAGGTCCGACTCAAAGCCAGCCAAGTCCAGATAGCAAAGAAACTGGGCATCACGCCTGAGCAATATGCTCGGGAACTCATGAAATTGGGGTCTTAAAAATGGCAGAAAACCGTACTGAACGTAACATTGCAACTCGCGAAAACCAAACTCGCGAGCGCCAAGTTCGCCAGTGGCAACCGGCCTCGCTTCTGCCTGAGCCAGCTCCGATGCCTGGGTATACGTTTCGCTGGGTTCGTACAGCAATTCTTGGTCAAGCTGACCCGACTAATATGTCTGGGAAACTGCGAGAAGGCTGGGAGCCGGTGAAAGCGGAAGAACATCCCGAATTGATGCTAGAGGCAAATCAAGCAGGGAACATTGAAATTGGTGGCCTGATCCTTTGTAAGATTCCTACGGAGTTTATGGATCAACGCAACATGTATTACAACAAGCAGGCTCGCGCGCAAATGGATTCGGTCAATAACACGCTATTCCGTGAAAATGACCCCCGTATGCCTCTGTTCAAAGACCACAAGTCTGAGATTTCGCGCAGCGGCTTTGGTTCAGGTTCTTAAACTTTATTTTTTGGAGGCCTAAATGGCTGCAACTGCTTCTCCTTTTGGGCTGCGTCCAGTAAATCTGGTCGGCGGACAGTCCAATAACGGCGGCGTTATTCGGGAATATCTACTTCCCAGCAACGTCGGTTTCGCCTATTTCACAGGCCAAATCATGACGCTCGCGGCAAACGGCGTTATTACTCCTGCTGCGGCATCGCCCACGACCTCAACGGTTGGCGTAGTTGGCGTCTGTGTGGGTGTGCGCTATACCGACCCGACCCTGAAGTACACGGTGTTTGGTCAGTATCTGCCGCCCAGCGCATACACCTCTGGCTATCGCGATATCTATGTTCGCGTGACCGATGATCCCGATCAGCTCTTTTCGATCCAAGCTGCAACGGTTGTTGGTAGCCGTACTAACGGTGCTCGTGGGTGTATCGGCCAAAACGCTGCTATTACTAACGCCAATACCGGTAATGCCACTACGGGGCTTTCAAATTCCTCGCTGACCACTGGAGCAGACTGGGTTAGCGTCGCTACTGCCCCAACGCTGGCGCTGCGTGTTGTGGACATCATTACTCCGGATGATCTTTATCCCGAAGTGCTGGTGAAGTTTAATCAGGGCGTCCATTCGTACTACAGTGCGACTGGCGTGGTCTAAGGGGTAATTAAAAATGGCAATCTCACGTTCCCAACTACTCAAGGAACTGCTCCCCGGTCTGAACGCTCTGTTCGGCATGGAGTACAACCGTTACGGCGAAGAACACAAGGAAATCTACGAAGTCGAGAGTTCCGAGCGTTCCTTCGAAGAAGAAACCAAGCTGTCGGGTTTTGCTCCCGCTCCGGTGAAAACCGAGGGCGCGGCAATCGCCTACGACATGGCGCAAGAAGCATGGGTGGCTCGTTACACTCATGAAACGATCGCCATGGGTTTCGCTCTGACCGAGGAGGCCGTCGAAGACAACCTGTATGACGCGCTGTCTGGCCGTTATACCAAGGCTCTGGCCCGTGCAATGGCTTACACCAAGCAAGTCAAAGCGTCTTCGATCATCAACAACGGCTTTAACGGCGCGTATGTTGGTGGTGATGGCACCACTCTGTTTGGTTATAACACCTCTAGCGTCCGTACTGGCCACCCGCTGGTTAGCGGCGGTGTTAACCACAACAGCCCGCCGACCAATGTCGATCTGAACGAAACCTCGCTTGAGGCTGCCGTTATCCAGATCGCCGCCTGGACGGATGAGCGCGGTATGCTGATTGCGGCTCGCCCCCGCAAGCTGGTGATCCCGCCGTCGCTGATGTTCGTTGCTAAGCGCCTGCTTGAAACTGAGCTGCGTGTTGGCACGACCGACAACGACATCAACGCACTGAAGGCAATGGGTTCTGTCGCTGAAGGTCACACCGTCAACCACTGGCTGACTGACCCGAACGGCTGGTACCTGATGACCGATGTGCCTAACGGTCTGAAGCACTTCGTTCGTACCCCCATGTCTACCGGAATGGATGGAGACTTTGATACCGGCAATGTCCGTTACAAAGCTCGCGAGCGTTATAGCTTCGGCTGGTCGGATCCGCTCGGTATCTGGGGTTCGTCTGGTTCTAACTAAGATTCGTCTTAGTAAGGAGAGGGGGCTTCGGCCCCTTTTCTTTTTATGGCTTATATGTTAATTTGATCAAACCAAGATCATCTGCTCATCAACTGGCTTGGCAGACTTCTCCCTTGAGATGATGGGCGCAAATAAGGGAATTTATTATGTCGATGGCAACCTTCTCCGGCCCCGTTCGCTCGGGTACCGTTCGTTATGGCACCCCCGCTACGGGCCGCAATGTCGGTCTGCTGGTGCTGAATCAGAATTATGATTCGGGTGATTTGAATGGTACGTCTGCCGCTACCAACACTCTGATTGCTACCCTGCCGCAGGGTGCGTACATCCAGAACATCGTTATCGACACGCTGGTAGCGGTTGTGGGTGGGACTATTACTCCCGTGTTTGGTACAGCTTCTGGTGGTTCGCAGCTTCTTTCGGTAGCCGCTTATTCTGCTGCTGGCCGTACTTCCGCCGCCCCCACTGGCGCGAACCTGCTGGCATGGCAGACATCGACCACCGCCGATACCTCGGTTTGGCTGAACCTGACCCCCAGTGCCGCGTTGTCTGCCGGTCGCTTTATCGTCACCATCGTTTATGTCCAGCGTCTGCCCGATGGCACGGTAGCTCCTGCTTATAACCAAAACTGATTAGGGGGCTGAGATGCGCCCTGTTAGAGTTACGTTAACAGCCGCCGGGGTTTCGGCCCCGATTATTTTGGATACTTACCGCGCTCCGTTTAGCGTGGGGATTGGCGTCACGAAGACTGGTACCGTTGACTATTCGGTGGAATACACCTACGACGACGTTTTCTCTGACACGTTTAATCCCGCCACGGCTGGGTGGTTTGTAATGTCGGGATTCCCGCTTGCTACGGCTACATCCAAAGACGGGACGATTTCGTCGCCTGTGACGGCTGTACGTTTGAATGCCGTGACGATTACGTCGGGGTCGCTTGTTATGACCGTGCTGCAAGCCGGTATGCCGGGGGGTTGATTATGCCTATTGACACTACTGCCCTGCGCAAGTTCCAAGACGTTTGGGGTCCGGTCCTTGAGGCCATTCCTGCTGTTCTTGAAGCGACGGCTAAAAAAGCTGACGTAGATCGGGAACTTCGCATCAAGCAGGTTGAGTTGGAAGAGGCGGATAAGAAGATCGCCAAAGCCTTTGAAGAAGCTGATAAGCGCCTGTCTTCGGTTAATTCCGAGATGGAGCAAGCCATGCAGCAAAAAGCAAAAGCTCTGGCCGATATCGAAGCCGCTAAGAAAGCTCAAGCCGACAAGGTAGCTCAGGCTGAAAAAGCCTTCAGCGTAACTGAGACAGAGTGGGTTCAAAAGACCGCTGCTTTGCAGGCTCAGTTTTCCAAAGTCGAAGCTAATCTTGCGCAAAAACTGTCTGATGCTGACGCTGCATATGCGGATAAAGTCGCCGCGCTTGAAGCTGATGTGAAGGATCTTGAGAAGCGTAAGGCTGCTGCTGAGAAGGCTCTGGACGCGCTGCGTAGCAAGCTGGGATAAGTTGTGGCGACTACGCGCTCCAACCTTCAAGAGGGGCTGGATAGCGGTGAATACGAGTACACCCATGTGGTTGCTACGGTCACTGCCTCCGGCCCCACTACTATTTATACGCCCACAGCGGGCAAGCTCATTCGGCTTCGTTGGATCTACGCGATTAACGATCCTGGGTCTTCGGCGTCACCTTTGATTAGGGTGTTCCTCGGGGCGCAGGAATATTATCGTGTCTTTGCTCTGAGTAAACGGCAGGTTGTCAGCGGTCCTATTGATGGGCCTCTGATTATTAACTTGAGCGAAGCCGCAGAAGTGGCTGTGACTGCTATATTGGAAGAAGCGTGATGCCGGAACTTAGTGGTCAAGTTGGCGAGCTACGTTTTACGCTCCAGATTGTGCGCAAAGAAACCGGACTGACGGACACTGTTGAGTTGGTCGGTTACTTAGACGAAGAGAAACTGAAGGAATTGCAAAATGGCAGTAACTCACTCGACAGCAGCGCGCAACGCCGCGACTGATGCAGTAACCGCGCTGATTTCTACCAGCGGAAAGCTGGTTTTCCGTACCTCGCCATCTTCAGTGGCTTCGCCCGGCGCGGTTGTGGCTACATTGACTTTTAGTGCTACAGCCTTCGGCGCGGCATCGAGCGGTACAGCTACGGCCAATGCCATTACCAGTGATACTAACGCTGCTGGCAACGCATCTCCTGTCGCATTCGCAACGCTTCAAACTTCGGGCGGTACGATTGTTGTCCACTGCGCGGTAGCTGCAAGCGGTAGCGACATTAACCTGACTAACGGGTTGACTGTAACAGCCGGCGATACGGTGTCTTGCTCAAGCCTGACCTACACTGCATTGAACGCATAACATGGCGATCCGGCACGTTTACAGCCAGACGGTTGCAGACGGCACCGCAACCAGCGTAGTCCGTCCTAGTGACTGGAACAGCGCCCACAATCAGACGTTATTCATCGCGGGCAATACTGCGGGGGCGTCTTCGATCAGTGGCAGCGATATCTACTGGGCGGGTGGAAGTAACGTCACTCTGAGCGCCAACGGCTCGACCGTCAGCATCATTGGTGAAGCAGCACAGACCACACAAACCCAAGCCTCCGGTGCTATAGCCGGTACGGGGTTCACTAGAACCTCAACGACAGGAACCGCTTTAACAGCGACTTTGGGTACTAATGGCCTGTCGATGGCCGTGCCCAACTTTATTACCACTTACGTTAACGACCTCACCTCTGGTCGGGCAGGTACTGGCTTTACTAGCACTTCTACTACGGGGGTGCTTCTTACCGCTGCGCAAGGCACAAACGGCCTTTCGATGGCTGTGCCTAACTTCATCACTACTTACGCTAATGATCTGACTTCGGGTCGAGCGGGTACAGGTTCGACCACTGCCGGTACTAACATCTCCATGACCCTCGGGGTGAACACCAACGGCGTGGCTCTGTCGGCAAACGTGGCTGATGTAGATTACAACGCTTGGAACTTGGTAGGTGCTAATACCGCAGGGACGACTGGAACTACGGTCACAACGCAAGGCCCGATCTATTTCTCGGGCGGCAACAACATTACCCTGAGCGGCAACTCAAACACCATCGTCATCTCCGCTGGTGGCGCGGGTGGTACTACCAATCAGACTGGCCCTAACATTGCTGTTGCGGGTTCCACGGTTACGTCAGGCACGGTGCTGTTCAGTAACTCCAACGGGGTTACTTTTGGTATGGATGGGTCTACGCTGACCGCTTCTATTATTGCCAACAACACATACGACGGTTGGCCTCCGTATGCGGACCTTCAGCTGGTGGCGGGTCAGCAAGGCAACGGCACGCTCTACATCGAACCGGAGCATAGCCCGTATTACTTCCAAGATCGGGTGGGTATTCCGATTGCGTACACCAATAACTCAGGCTCTAACGGCACTTTGACATTAAGTTATTGGGTTGGCTTCTATACCCAGAACGTCAGCACGCTGTCTTTGGCGAGCAGTACATCTATCAGTACCGCTTTTACGTTTCAGGGCACAACGGGTACGCATTGGTCGCTACATTCGGGCATGCGGATAATGACTATCCCATGGACATTGACGGTCGCTGAACAGGAAATTTATATCGGGCAAGTTTCCAGAACCTCGACCGGTGGTAATAACGCCTCCATCTCGCAGATGCTGGTGAGCCAAGTCAACAGTAACTTTGTCGGGTTCTTTGGGCAGTCGCATAACACCACGCAGCAATGGACGCAGGGTCAGGGTGTGTATACCGTGACGACAAGTGGTTTGCCTAGTAGCGTGGCGTTCAGCCAGATTCGTGGCTCGGATTCGATTGCGCTTCGCGCGCCCGCGATCATGTTCATCAACGGCACGGTGTAATTATGGACATCAACGCCTTTGCGTCTTGCCAGAGAATCACGATAGATGGGGAAGTTCATATCGTTTTGTCTGAACCCGTGCCGGGGATTGCGCTGTGTGTGCGAGAGTCTGATGTGACTGGCGGGGCTTCTTATGTAGCTGTCGTAATTGTTGGAATGCCTTGATGCAGCCACAAATCATTTCATCCTACGACGGCGGGGCGCATAACGCAGATCTGGACAAGACCATCTCCCGGCTTACGGCAGATAAAGCTTACAAAGACCTGTCTTGTATTCAGATTGTTCCGTGCTTTGGGCAGATCCCTACACGGGCTGTTGCTTCATGGATGAACCTGTACGCGCCTCCGAACGCTAAGTTCACGCGCCTATGGGCTGTTGGGATGGAAGTTGGTAAGGCGTTTTCGTCTGCTATCGAGAGCATTCTCGCCCATCCTGATCTGAGTAAGTGGAAGTACATCCTTACGATGGAGCATGACAACATCCCGCCGCCTGACGGGATCATTAAGCTGTTGGCTCAGATGGAAGCTCACCCCGAGTACGCCTGCATTGGTGGGTTGTACTTCACGCAAGGGCCGGGTGGTGTGGCTCAAATATGGGGGGATGTCAAAGACCCGGTGGTTAACTTCCGTCCTCAGAAGCCCGATCCTGCTGGTGGGTTGGTCGAGTGCCACGGTACGGGGATGGGGTTTAACGTCTGGCGTATGGACATGTTCCGCGATGAGCGCCTGCGTAAGCCTTGGTTTGTAACTCAGACTGAGAACGGCGTTAGCACGCAGGATCTTTACTTCTGGTCTGACGCTAGAAAATATGGCTATCGCTGTGCTATTGACTCAAGCGTAAAAGTAGGTCACTACGATCTAGACGGGAAGCGCGGGGGCATCCCAGACTACGTTTGGTAGGGTTATATGGGCTGCGTTTATATGCTTGAATCACCATCTGGGAAAAAGTATATCGGCATTACGTCGCAAGACATCAATGCAAGGTGGCGCGCCCATAGGTCAAATGCCCTCCGGTCTGTAGATGGGGCGCTGCAAAAAGCAATACGAAAGTACGGCGCGGACAGCATGTGTGTCAAAGTGCTTGTAATTGCCGATGATTATGAATACCTTAAAGCCTTAGAAACCAAGGCTATTACCGTATACGGAACAAAAGTGCCCGACGGCTACAATATGACCGACGGGGGTGATGGGGTTTTGGGCGTTATAGTTACAGATGAGGGAAGACAGCGTAGAAGTTCTGCGCAACTAAAGTCTTTTGCGGACGCGGATAGAAAAGCGAATCATTTGGCATCACAAAACTCACCTGAATTAAAAGAAACGCGCTCAAAAGTTCAGGCTGAAAGGATGGCCGATCTCACTCGCAGGGAGCGGATCGCTGAAGCGATGCGTAAAAAATGGCAAGACCCAGAATTTCTGGCAAGAATGGCGTCGAGAAAGACAAAGCCAAAACTGGATGACGGGCTGTCTAGGTCTGAAAGGTATCGACTAAAAGACCTTGATGCTTACAGAAAGCAAAAACGAGCGTACGCGCGTACAGATGTCCAAAAAGCCAAAAGAACAGAATACATGCGGGCGTACAGAGCTAAGCAACGAATAAAAGCACAGAATGACAAAGCTTGACCTTGGTTGTGGCGGTAAGAAAAAGGAAGGCTTCATTGGCGTCGATCAATACGCGATGGAGGGGGTTGATGTCGTCCTGAATATCGGCGTTGACCCTTGGCCTTGGGAAGATGGTACGGTTGAAGAGATCCATGCGAGCCACTTCCTTGAGCATCTGACTGCGCAGCAGCGCGTTCACTTCATGAACGAAGCCTGCCGGGTTATGAAGGACGGAGCCAAGGCTACGATTATTACGCCTCACTGGGCGTCGAACAGGGCTTATGGAGATTTCACGCATCAGTGGCCCCCGGTGGCCGAGATGTTCTATTACTACCTGAGCCAAGAGTGGCGCAACGCCAACGCTCCGCATACTGATGTGAAGTGGAATCCGGCTGGGTATAGCTGCAATCTTGCTGCTACTTGGGGCTATTCATACACCCCGGAGCTTGGCGCTAGGCATTCTGACCACGTTCAGTTTGCGCTTCAGAACTACAAAGAAGCCGCGCAGGATCTTTACGCTACTTTGGTAAAACCCGTAAAACCGACCGAGTGACGCTATGGCTACGGCGTTTCAGTCTGGTGCTTTCCAAGCTGATTCATTTCAGGTTGATTCTTACGAAGCCCGCATCACTTGGGCCGAGGTTCAGTATCAGGGTGGCGTCAATCACGTTGCTACTGGGGCGTTGTCTGGGCAAGGCTCATTCATTCTCGGAACGGCTAACCGGTTTAGGGTATTTAGTTCGACTGGGGTACTGATTGGCCCCGGCGCTGTAATAACAGGTACATCGAATAGGTTCAGGGCGTTTAATTCGACGGGTGCCTTGACTGGCCCCGGTGCAGCAATAGTTGGGGCGGCGACCCGGTTCCGAGCTTTTGATTCAACGGGCGCTTTGGTTGGTCAGGGCGCGCTTGTTACGGGCGATGCCCGCCGGTTCATAACCCACGATTCAACTGGAACGCTTGCTGGCCTTACCGCGGCTATTACTGGCGCGGCTACGCGATCCCCTCTTCACGTTGCGACCGGGGCAATTATCGGGACTGGGGCGTTAGTTACTGGCGCGGCTACTCGTAGTTCTGTTTATCCTAATCCCGCAGATGTGCGAGAAGGCGTGGTGTACGGCCCTGGCGGCATATACGTTGGCACGCTAAAAGTAGGCGGCAAGATCCTTTTTATCTTTGACGACTAATATAGTCGAGGGCATAATGGCTAAGACAGCAGCTTGGCAGCGTAAGGAAGGCAAGGCCGAATCGGGCGGATTGAACGCCAAAGGTCGGGCCTCTTACAACAAGGCGAATCCGGGCAAGCCGGGTTTGAAAGCTCCTCAACCTGAAGGCGGGCCTCGTAAAGATTCGTTCTGTAGCAGGATGAATGGCATGAAGAAGAAGCTCACTTCACCGAAAACGGCTAATGATCCCAATAGCCGGATCAATAAATCTTTGAAGGCGTGGAAGTGCTAAATGTCGTCCGATCCTTTTCACCTTCTCTGGAACGGAGTATTAACCTTGGGTACCATGCTAATGGGCATATATCTTAAATCCCAAGGCGACTCCGTTAAGGAACACCGCGACTTGATCGCCCGTACACGCGAAGAGGTGCGGGAGAAGTACGTCCACAAAAATGAGATGCAAGTTGTTGTGGAAAGTCTAAACTCCAGATTTGACCGGATCGAGGAAAAGATCGACCGGATCATTGGGAACAATTAACATGATGTCTCAACCAGCTCCCCAGGCACCGGTGTTTAGCAAGCTCAAAAAGGTCGGCACCAAAGCCAGGGAAGACCTACAGCGTATTAACAATCCCAAGACTTCTCACGGCAAAGCAGCAATGTTTGCTAAAGGCGGGTTTGTTAAAGCGGCCGATGGAATTGCCTCAAAGGGCAATACCAAGGCAAAACAAATTAAGATGTAGTACCAACAAGGATTCAATCATGCCTAAGAGCTACCGGTCCCCGTCTATTGAAGAAACCAAAAAGCTGGAGGCCTCGCGCAAGCTGATGGCTGAAGGCATCGAAGGAGAGAAGGACATCTTCTCTAAGCTCATGCCCACCATGGCCAAAGGCGCCAGGGATGACATGAGGCAAGCCAAGCGTATGCGCGAAGAAGTCCCGGCAGCAGCCAGGGAAGGCGAAGCCTATAACTACGCTGGGTACAAGAAGGGCGGCGGCATCGAGGCCAAAGGCAAGACCAAGGGCAAAGTCGTCAAGATGGCCGCGGGTGGCTCGGTTCGCGGTTACGGTATCTCCAAAGTTACCAACAAGACTAAGATCGTCTGATGCCTGCTACCTCCGCTAAACAGGAACGCTTCATGCAAGCCGTGGCTAACAACCCGAAGTTTGCTAAGAAGGCCGGCGTTCCTCAGTCGGTTGGCAAAGAGTTCACGGCGAAAGAAGGCGGCTTGTACGCCAACATTCACGCGAAGCGTGAGAGGATTGCTGAAGGGTCTGGCGAGCGTATGCGTAAGCCGGGATCAAAAGGCGCTCCAACCACAAAAGATTTCCAAGAGTCCGCTAAGACGGCTAAATTTAAAGAAGGTGGTCCCGTGAAAGAATCCAAGAAGATGGTCGCTAAGGAAGTCGCGTTCTTCAAAAAGAAGGGCGCTCCCAAGTCCATGATTAAGCACGAAGCAGCCGAGATGGGTGCTATGAAGCCCAAGAAGTACGCTCGCGGTGGCGGCATCGAGATCAAAGGTAAGACTCGCGGTAAGATGTGCTAAGTTTTAAGCACTAAGGAGCGACGGTTGTTCTCAGCCTTATCCGGCCCTTTTGGGCCTACGCTTGGCGCACCTAATACGGCGGGCGGAGGAGTTTCGCCTAACTATGTTATCGCCCTTGACGATTGGTCTACCGGCTCTGCGGTTCAGATCGGGACGCTGACGCTCAACGTCGATAACGGCATCATCACCCCGCAAGACTCAACGCTTGCCGCTCACTATTCCGGCGGTATTCAAACGTGGCGTAGTGCAAGCTCTATTGTTCACGGCCCTGCTGGCGAGCAGTTTGAATTCGGCGCGATGATGTTCACCGTGACCGGCGGCGCTTTCGACAATACGGACTTGTATCAGGTCTTGGTTGGGTGCAAACCATACGGACGCTGGTCTTCGTATCCGTTTTCAGATACGTTCAACAAAGCCACAGATATTACCCATCCGGCTCCGTTCAAGATTCGTATTCTCAATGGCTCTGGCACGCTTGTAAAAACCATCGAGATGCGTGATGGCCTGCCTGTCAATAGCGCAAGCCTTAGCCAAAGCGGGCGGATTCCGGGTTTTGTGCCGCTATCAGTAACAATCAACAATCCGCTTACAACAACATCAGGTTCTAATGTTGTGGTGGTAAATCATCCTAGCCATGGCTTTAATCTGACCCCGGGATATTACGGTGGTTATCCAACATACGGTCTTAGCGTTACGTTTGCTGATGCTGTTGGATTTAATGGAATATCCGCTGGAAACATAAACGGCGGGCGTGCAATCACCCTTATAGATGCAAACAGTTATTCTTTTGTGGCTGGCGGCACGGCTTCCGCAAGCGGCTCTGGTGGCGGCGCAACATATATCGAGTACCAACCTGTTCGGGAAGATTCGACAAGCCCACCGCTAAGGCCATTCTTTAACTGCGCAATGCTTTTGCCTTGGCAAAATAAAAGGCCAAAAAAGCTGTCAACGGTACAGCAAAAACTACCAAACATAGACTATTCGACATGGCGATCTACTTCAATTACGCCAAGAACATCGTCCAACATGCCATTGCCGATGCTTTATGCCGGTTCTCCCGGAAGAAGCCAGCCAAATGGGTATAATCAATGGCGATATATGCTTCGTTGGCCGCGAACTGTATATTCTAGTCTTGCTTATAATGACCCAAATTCATGGCATTACACAGTCAACACACTAAAAGGGCCTTATAACGGCACTACATTTTCAGGCTCTTACGACCCGAATGTTGCCAAATATCAAGATTATTATATGTTCCTGTCCCAAGCAACAGGATGGGGGTACGAGCCGGGATCAATTAGCGGACATACTTGGTACACAGGCCCGGGCGGCGTAAGGTTTGACCGTTATCAGTTTTCGTCTGTAGCTGCGCAATACATTTCATCCCCGTCTTCAGTAAATCTTTTGGACAACACAGCAATTGCCGATGTTGCAGATGACTGGGGATTTGCATACTTTAACCATTCTTGCCATTACCTGACTAACGTCAAAACCTTTGAGGGTATATCAACCACAAAGGCGGGCCTAAACGCGAATACTTATATCAATGATTATTACGGAAATTACGGCACTCCGTATGGCCCAACAAGAGTTGATTTGGTTGCAATCGCCAATGGCGACTATGATTTAGGGCTTTTGTCGAATCAAGCCGCAGCGCCGCGTCCAGCATCAAGGTTTTATGATAAGTATGGATTAACTGGTGCAAGACGGTTTTGGAACGGATGGTCTGTGGATGGCTTACACGGTCACCAGCAACCGGGAATTTGGAGTTACGGGTTTGGCTCGCCTATGCACATGGTGTCTGCTAGACATTTGATGGTTGCTAATCGGTTGGCAATGAATGGCGGAACCAGTGGGTCTAACCCGTCTTCGTTTTGGAATGTTGGCACTGGCATTGATCAATACAGCCGCTCAATGATTAGCACGACATCAGCTATAACTACTACAACGTGGGTTGAGATTGATACGCCAGCAAAATTCAGCAGAGAGTTGTCGTTTAGATGGGGGAATATGCTGTGGATGTGGCTGAACTCAAACGCTCACACATCTACGGCTTTTGGGTATTCCAAGTCTCTAATTGAAGAGATGTTTTCAGATGATTTTGACGCGGCGTTTACAAATATTGTGAACCCAGTTAACACCAACGCTACAACATCCCCTTGGTGTAAAGCATTTAAGCAACTCGGAGTGGGGGTAAATGTCTCAGAGAGCGGCGGCAATTATTATTTAATTATTGGCCTCAATACTGTTCATTTGTACCTTGGGCAACTGCTAATCATTATGAAGATGACTGGCGCGTGGGGTTCGTTGCGTGGGTTGTCGTCTAATGCCGCCGCCGTGTTGGATTTTTACCTGCACGCAATGTTCCGTCGTTGCATAGATATTTATGCAGATGGGCAGGCTAATTTTGAAATACCACAAAGTGTTTCTGGTCGCGCAACGTACTCTGCCGGAAGGTTTATTAACGGCACAACGGCAATTTCCCTTTCAAAGGGGACTAATTCCTATGGGGTTTCCGAGGTTCCAAGCGACTGGACTGCTATTAGCACCACGTTTCCTAAAGAAGGAACTGAAGATTTGTTTAGGTACCCAGATGGAACTTATCCTGACGAAGAAAAACAAGGGAACATACACTTGGTTTACCAAGTTGCGCATGGTTTGAGGTACTGGTTTGCATCGGAAATTACAGCGTTTTATGGTAATACAGCAAAAGCAGACGCGGCAATTGCTGCGTACCAAGCGTCTTACGCCTCGTACAAAACTACTGTGGTTGACACCGGGGGTGGTGATTTTTCGTATTCATTCTTGCCATCTTGGCGCATGAAAACGCCCGCTGAAGTGGGGCTGTGACTATGACGGATCAAGAAATTGTTGACCTACACCATGAGAATCTAGCCCATTCGGCGGATGTCTTGTGTTATTTCGGGGATGTGTTTTCGCGTGTTCACGGGCCGCATAAGGCCGGGCATTGCCACGACGGTCATGAACACAACTTCGATCATCAGACTTTGTTGGTAAGCGGATCGCTGCGTATTGCGTGTACAAAAAACGGTGAGCCGAAAGGCACAAAGACTTTTAAGGCTCCATGCCCCATCGTTATTCGCGCAGACACTTGCCACAAGATTGATGTGCTAGAAGATAATACGGTTTGGATATGTGTTTTTGCCGTCAGGGATATGGGCGACCCGTTAGTCGCCGCTGGGAGTGACCCGTATGTGTGAAGTTCTTGTCAGAGTGATTGACAAAGAAAGCAGTTCGCTTTCCCAGCGTCTAAACCAAAATTGCGCTGGTGATGTGGTTGTTGTCGTCGATGACGGGCACTTATGGGGCGATGCAGAAGTGTCTAACCCAGAGTGGAGGGTTTTTCAACTACCCGGATTGCCTGCTGCGGCCTTGTCAGATATGACTCAGCCTAGAAGAAACCCAAAACAAGAAGAAAAGACAACAGCCAAAAAGAGGCAATATTTTAACGTAGAGGATGATTGGCTTAAAAAAGTTATTTCGTCTGGCATGGTTATAAAATTTACCGACTTAGAAGCTGCAAGATTACTGACCCTTAAAGTAATTAGAACGCAAGAACTTGTTGTGATATTGGGCGACTAAATGCCAACTACCACCGTTAAAACAATTGGTACCGGTCGAGATTATTCGACGATTCAGGCCTGGGAAGACGCTTGCCCAGCTAATCTTGTATCAAGCGATGAGATTTGGAAGGGTCTGCTTTATGACGAGGGCGGCGGAACAAACGGCGAATGGACTGTTTCATCGTCTGTGACGTTTAGTGGCGTAACCACGGACGCTACAAGATATGTATGGCTTGACGCGGCGGCTGGTAAATCATTTGCTGACAATGCGAATAAGCTTACAAACGCGCTTAGGTATAACACTGCAAATGGCGTTGCAATAAGAGGAAATGGCTCATATGCTGGGCCGATGTTTGTAACTAGCTATGGTGTAAAGTTTACTCGTTTGCAAATAAAGCGTTTACTTGGGGCGGGGAATGCGGCGGATGAGGTTTTTGGTGTAGGCGGAGCGTTTACTGTCGATCAAAGTATAGTAGTAAACGAAGGCAACGATTATTCCATTAGTGTTGGCGCTGGCTCAATAAACTTTATCAATTCTGTTTTTTATTGCGCTTCTGTTTCAAAAGAATTTATTTATAGCGTAATTCCTTCGTCTTCTGGCAACTTTATAAACAGTTCAATATACGGAAACGGTTCAACTCAAGCATTCAGAATTAATTACACTGGAGGCCTGTATACGGCCAAAAATTGCGGGCTTTTTAACTGGACAAGTATTGGTAGCACCGCAAGGTTCGATTCCGCAAATTGTTCAAACAACGCGACAAATCTTGCTTCGTTTCCGTTTGGTTCATCAAACCAAGTTAGCCTAACGACTGCCGATCAGTTTGAAAATGTAACCGCTGGCTCGCAAGACTTTCGGGTTAAGACAGGTGCCGCGCTTATCAGCAACGGTATTCGGCAACAAACCTACACCAACGACGTAGATATCGTTGGTACAGCCCGCAGCCTGACGACTCCCACCATTGGCGCGTGGGAATACCCCACCATCACCTACACCTACTCGCGCCCGTCGAGCGACGTAACAACCCAGTGGACGCCTAGCACTCCCGGTGCTGACCACTACACGATGATTAACGAAACGACCTACAACGACGCGAACTATATCTATGCCACTGCGGCAGCGCAGACGGATGAGGTTGGTTTGCAAGCGATGACTATCCCGCAGGCTGGTACAAGTGTGCTGGTAAATTACCGGGTGCAGGGCATCACAGGGGGCGGATCGGTTACAGTGTCTTTGTATTCCGGGGCGACGTTAGTTAAGACGGACACCACCCGCACGGCGAATAACACTTCCCCTGCCTACTACACGATGACGGTAACTTCAGCAGAGTGGGGTGCCGTGGCTGTCAATTGGTCCAACATGCGCCTTCGTTTTGTGAGTGCCTAAATGGTCTTTAGCCTGCTTCGCGGTCCTGCTGGATACACCCTTGGCGCTCCTAATACGGCGGGAGGTGCTGCCGAAAATCTTATCGCGCTCACAAATGTATCCGGCTCATCAATCAGCGAGTATCCATTTGTAGCAATTTTGCCGGTCAAAGCATCAAGCATTACAAATGCACCTGTAATGTCTATAAACGGCACGCCGGTTGCGACGGCTTCTAGAGTTTGGGCTACGGACATAAACGACGCGCCGCGCACAGTATTAGTTGCCGGTCTGGTTTCATCTTTAGCAAACGGCGCTACCGCTCAGGTAGCGCTGGCAAGCGGCAATGTAAACGGTACGGGTCTTAATAAAGCCGGAATTCAGGCACGGATTCCTGCTGGTAATGCAGGCGCGACAATTAGTCTTTCATATGCCGGAGGTGGGTCAGACACAATCAGCCTTAGGGATATGATTGATAATGACAAATACGAAGTTGTTTTAAGTGGAGCGGCCTGCACAATTATTAGGGCATTCGACAGAACCGGCGGGTATAACAAAGGCCCACTTGCCGGAGTAAAACCGTTCGTGCCGCAGTTTTGGGCATATATGTGGTCAAACGGCAGTACATGGATTCACTGCCACGGCAATCATGGAAGCAGCATTGCTTTGCAGCAATTGTCTTACGCGCTGTCTGTGTACGTTGGCAATACGCAAGTATTTACTCAGGCTTCAGTGTCTGGCAATTCCGGCGCGTCGTGGGTATATGAGGGTTGGATCGGTACGGCCCCGCCGATCCAAGTAAACAGACAGATTAACCGCCGGCACTTTGCCGAGTGCGGAGTATTTCCAAGGTTTTCTGCAACATCTACAACCAGCGAGCAGGTTCTTAACGCTTGGTATGCTGGCGGCACAGATGGGTTCTTTTCTTCTACTCACGTCGGTATCCCGTCTTCTGCTGCACTTCCTGTCCCCGGTGTTGCATTTGACCCGTGGGAGATGCCCCGTGAGGTTACGGCTGGCGGCGGAAACAATTCGATTTATTTTGTCGAACCAAATAATCAGGCAATAAACGGCGGCGATTGGAGAGCTTGGGAATCCAGCAAAATTATTGCGCAAGAATCTCTAAATCGTCCGACTTTTTTTATTGAGTTTGACAATAAAAACATAGCATCTGGTGTATCTGGAAAAAGTCAATACGTCACATCATTTGGCAGGCCCAGCCAAAGAATGCTTGGGGCAAATCAATCTATAAACCTTTTTATCCGAGACGCATCTACAACCAATGCGGACAGAATGAATTGGTACGACAACGCGGGCGCTATGATTTTTGGCAGCGGCGTTGCAACAAATACGAGTTATAGCGTTGCCAATGAAGCAAGCTCATTGACTCTCGACTGTGCGCATCAATACGACCCGTTTTCATTAGTAGCAGTTAGCGGGAGGTTATGGGCGGCCGATGCAATAGAGGGGCGAGCAGCTTGGACAGAAATGCAGTTAAGTTCGGCCGCTCGTGGGCCCAATCCAACTGACGGGCTAATGTACGGAGACGCTAGCTTTTCTTCCTTGCGCGGTTCTGCTTGGTCGCTTCGGCAATTTGTTCACTCCGCGATGTTTACTGCTAGCGATTCCCTAATGCACGCTAGGCACAAAGGCCTAGTTCTAAAGTTATCACGATTTTACCGTGGGGCCAAAGGACTGTCTGGACAAGGGGACGAGTCATCCGCCGAGTACATATACGGTGTAAACAAAAGGGCTTCTATAATTGGAAGTACAGTGCAGAGTCCTCTATGGAATCCGCTTGGGTCTAGTCTTAACTCGTCGACCGCTTCGCCGGGATCATACTGGGCAGTTGCTAGTGGATTTCCTGCTCCGCAATTCTGGAATAGCCCGGCTGATACTAGCAATCCTACAAAAACTTTCGCAGTGGCACCATTTCACGACTCTTATTGGACTAGAGTTTTATATCAAGCAAAAAGTGCTTTTTCGGGAATTGGGTTTGATATTCTTCATGCGGATCAGGCTAGATTTTTTGCGCAAGGATTTGGATCGACAGAGGGGTCGGCAGGGGCATTCCCATCACAAAACGATCAGGTGCGAATGGCATATGGAATGTATGTTGTTCCATTAACAAACCCTTTAGACGGTTTATATAAGACAAATCGTCTTTCAATTTTGGATGAATTTACAAGCGCTTACATAACCTCATCAAATGTTTCGACAATAAACGTTTCACTCGCGGGCGATTTTTATTACAACATAGGAATCACTTCTGATAGCTACGCTGCGGCTTGTCACGGATTTGCCCGCTTGGCGAGGGCTGCACTTTCACATTGTATTGATGTTCCCGGCCTTGAGGCTGATGTTGCAAATGCTATCTCTTGGCTTGCTCAGTTTAATTCGCCAATTGCAAGTGGCCCGAGCCCATTCACTCGATGCAACAAATTAGACATGCAGATGGGGGCGTATTAAATGCCAAGACCAACATACGTAAACGCCAACGTCAATCGGGCGAACTACGACAGTGTCACGCCTATTGCTTGGAATAACTTAGGCGGGGACTGGTGGGATGCAGCGTACACGGCCAATGGTTCTACGCCTTGGGCGTCGCAAACTGTTGTTGATACTGATACACCACGCGCCGTCAACTTTGACGTAACAACGTTATTCCAAGCAATCTACGATAATCCGAATCACCTCAGTGCCGTAATTGTTTGCGGGGCTGGCGGATCCGCAACCGAATGGGCAGCGGCTGATAATGCAGACTCAGCAAAAAGGCCAAAAATAATCTATGACGGTGGTGCCGATACGGCAATCACCGAAGATACGGGGCTTGAAAACACATCGTTTGCGGGCAACCCAACCGCTCCATTGTTGAATGTTATCCCCGATCTTGGGACGACTACATATAAACGGATCATTCTTAACGTCCCGCCGCCGGCCACTAGGCCGACTTCTGCAACGCTTACGCTGTATACAACTCAGCAATTTGGGAACGTCAGCAACCAAGTTTTTTGGCTCCGCTACCCGCCTGAGTCTGCGCCCACTTTGCCTTACTCCACTCGCATCACTTGGGCTGAAGCGCAATATCAAGCCTCTGGCGTTCCTTCGGTCACAGACTATTCTTCTCCTATGTCCCGTGGTATCTTTCGTGGTATTGAGCGCGGCGTCGCTTAAAAGGACTTTTTAATGAGTACAATCTCTATTCCTTGGGGCACCGCGTATACGTTCCGCGCCCCCATCGTCAAGGCTGGGTCTACGGATTACGCCCTTACCGCTGACTGGACGCCCGTTGCCACTGACGTAAAGATCAGTAAAGATGGCGGCGCTTTTGCCAACCTCCTTACGACCCCAACTTTCGTTTCTGGTTCCGCCGCGATTAACTGGACTTTGACTGCCGCTGAGACTGAAGCAACTGAGATTGTCATTCAGATTATCGATGCCTCCCCCAAGGCTGTGCAAGATCAGTTCTTCCGGCTGCAAACGACCAAAGCCGCTGCCCTGCAAGTGGGTGTGCCTCAAGATCCGCAGGCTATTGGCGATCTAGTAATTAAACTCGACGCAACCGCTGCCACACAGACCGACTTCTACAAAGGCTCGGTTGTTACGATCATCAGCGGTGACGGCGCGAACCAAGCCAGAATCATTACCGCCTACAACGGCTCGACCAAAGTTGCAACGATTGACCGGGGTTGGGATGTTGCGCTCACCATCGGTGGCACGCGCAGCGTGTTTGCAGTATTCCCGCAGGGTCTGAACCAGCCTCTGACTTCCGGCCAAACTACTGCCGCTGTACCCACCACCGCTCAGATCGCTACGGAAATCTTCGACACTCAGACTGTTGAAGCTGGTATGACCTTCCGGGGTGCGCTGCGTCTGATGGGTGCTGTGCTGATGGGTCGGCGTTCCGGTACTGGGTCTGGCACTGAGGTGTTCAACGCTGCCGTGACTAATGCCAAGCCCCGTGTGACCGCGACGATTGACGGCAACGGCAACCGTACTAACGTAACTACCGACCAGACCCCGTAATGACTACTGTTACTGGGGCACGCTATGAAAAGCTGATTGCGGGCGCGAAAGCCCGTTCAGTGACTCTGCAATACGTGGAGATGCATCATATTGTGCCCCGTAGCGAAGGCGGAACTGATGCGCCAGATAATTTGGTCGCACTGACGCCAAGAGAGCATTTTCTAGCGCACTGGATGCTTTATCGGATCTACAAGACCAGCGCGGCTGCACGGGCGTTTAATTTGATGGTGCATGACCAAAACAGGCGGCGCAGTAAAGATTATGCCGCAGCTAAGCAACTGTTTATCGACTCAATGCGCGGCGACGGGAACATATCGAAGCGGCCAGAAGTAAGAGCCAAGTTGAGAGATAATGCGTCACGACCTTTCGCCGGCAAAAAACGCCCAGAACATGCCGAGTTGATGCGGTCAAAGGGCTTTATGCATGGGGAAAACAATCCATTCTTTGGTCGCGGCCATGAGCAGGCTGGGGAAAAGAACCATATGGCGCGAAAAGTCGCAGGCATTCATATTTTTTATGGTGTTGGGTATTGGCCAACAGCGGCGTCGGCGGCGAAAGACCTTGGGGTATCTCTTCAAGCAGTAGTACAAGCGGTTAAAAAGAAGCATCGCTCTAAAGGTTGGCGATTGGAGTATCTGTCATGACTACCTCGGGTACCTCCTCTTTTGATATCCAACTTACAGACATGTTTGAGGAAGCCTATGAGCGGGCGGGTTCAGAAATGCGCTCAGGCTACGACTTCCGCACGGCGCGGCGTAGCTTTAATTTGCTCACGATGGAGTGGGCTTCGCGTGGGATCAATCTTTGGACGGTAGAAAGTGGGTCAATTCCGCTTGTGGCGGGTACCGCTACATATAACTTGCCAGTCGATACGATTGATTTGATTGAGCATGTGATCCGGCAAAACCCCGGCAACGCATCTACGCAGACCGACATCAGCATCTCGCGTATCTCAGTCTCGACCTACTCAACGATCCCGAACAAGCTCAATACGGGTAGGCCGATTCAAGTCTACATCAACAGGCAGTCAGGTGCTACGACGCCTACTGGCATTCAGTACCCCACCATCACGGTTTGGCCGATCCCGCCAGATAATACCTACACGTTTGTGTACTGGAGGCTTCGCCGGATTCAAGACGCTGGTAACGGAGATGGTACTACTGATATCCCGTATCGTTTTGTGCCTGCGCTGACTGCTGGTCTGGCTTATCAGATTGCTATGAAGATCCCCGAGGCCGCTCCGCGCTTGCCCATGCTTCAGGCTGAGTACGATAAGCAGTGGGATTTGGCTTCGTCTGAGGACCGTGAAAAGGCACCCGTTCGCTTCGTGCCAAGAAACACATTTTATAGATAGGGGGAGCCGTGCCTAATCGGTTTTCCTCTGGCAAGTTCTCGATTGCTCAGTGTGATCGTTGTAGTTTTAGGTTTAAGCTTTCAAAACTTAAATCGTTGACGATTAAGACCAAGAATGTAAATATTCTTGTATGTCCAGAGTGCTGGGAAGCTGACCACCCTCAGTTGAAACTGGGGATGTATCCCGTTTCGGACCCACAAGCAGTACGTAATCCCAGACCTGATTCAAGCTATCCGCAAAGCCGCAGCTACACAGAGGTTATCTATATTGGTCCCGGTTTGGGACTTGCGGCGGGGACTCTTGCTACTAACGGCTTGCCGCCAACGCCTCCGGCTGCTAGCCCAACATTCTTCTCCGGTGGTTTCTATTCTGGTGGGTTCTACGCTGGTGGTCACTTCAGTGTTACTTCTGGTGCTACTCCCCCGGTTACTAGCAATAAGTTCTTCTCCGGTGGTATGTTTGAAGGCGGCATGTATGCCGGTGGGTTCTTCTCAAATTAAGGTGATTTAAAATGGATCTCAAAGGCGCACTCAAAGCTCACATGAGCAAGGGCAAAAACGCTCACCCCGATAAAGCCGTCAAGAAAATGAAGGCCGGTGGTGTGACTTCGATGGATGCCAAGACGTATGGTCGCAACATGGCTCGCGTCATGAACCAGCGGAGCAAAACCAAATGAAGACCGCTCAACCCAAGTCAGTTCCTGTGCCTGATACTGCCGGTTATCCCCAGACTGATATCGGTCGCGCTGGCGTGTGGACCAAAGGCAAGTTCCCCGCCTCGGTCGGCAAAAAAGAGTACAGCATCGTGCGCGGTGCAGGTGCTGCGGTTAAAGGCAAGAAGTTTCTGAGAAATGTAGCCCTTAGCAAATGAACTACGCACAACTCGTCGCAGAGATTCAGTCGTATACGGAGAACGTATTCTCCACAACTGATATTGATACTTTCATCACGCAGGCAGAGCAGCGGATCGCTAATTCTGTACAGCTCCCTGCGTCTTTTAAGTACTCGACTCTGACTACGAGTATTGGCGTGCCTACGCTCACGCTACCCGCTGACTACCTAGCTACGTTCTCAGTCGCTCTTCAGTTGCCCTCGGGGGCGCAAGCCTATCTGATTAACAAGGACTTCACGTTCTTGCGGGAAGCGTTCCCGACGACAGCTACCGGCCAGCCTCAGTATTACGCCTTGTCCCAGGCATACGAGATTACGCTCGTTCCCGCCCCCAACGCAGTCTATCCAGTCAACGTAGCTTACTACGGCTACCCAGTCTCGATTACTGCCCCCGCTGGCACAAGCTGGCTTGGGGATAACTTCAGCTCTGCTCTTCTGTATGGTTCCCTGGTGGAAGCCTATACGTTTATGAAGGGCGATCAGGACGTTATGGCGCTGTACGACACGAAGTTCAAAGAAGCGATGGCGCTTCTCAAGCAGCTTGCGGATGCCAAGAATCGTCAGGACACGTTCCGCAGCGATCAGGTCCGCTACCCGGTAACATAAAATGTCTCAAGTCGTTTGCAATTCATTCAAGGTCGAACTGTTTAAGGCGATCCATGATTTCACGGCATCGACAGGCGACACTTTCAAAGTCGCGCTTTATACGTCAGCGGCTACGCTCGGGCCGGCAACAACAGCTTACACAGCGACAAACGAAGCAGTCGGAACAGGATACACAGCCGGAGGAGCCAACCTCTCCTCCGTTACCCCGTCGCTGATCGGAGACACTGTGATCGTTGACTTTGCTGACGTAACGATCAGCACGGTGACGCTGACATACAGTCAAGCATTGATTTACAACTCGACCAAAGCAAACCGCGCTGTAGCGGTTTTTAACTTTGGATCTAACCGGGTTATCAGCGGTGGCGATCTTATTATTCAGATGCCGACGCCAGCCCCTGCATCAGCAATTTTGAGAGCAAACTAAGATGCCGTCATCGTATTCAAGCCTGCTAGGCATTGAGCTAATCCAGACCGGCGAGCAATCTGGAAACTGG